GATCCCAATGGAAGCGACGAAGACGGAACACTTCAGGAAGATCGCCTTGAGCGACCGCGCCCGCAAGATCCTTGACGACGTCGTGTCGCTCGGCATCGAGCCGTCGATCTGGGGACTTTCAGACGGAAGTCGAGACAGCCTCTGGCGAAAGATCCGTGACCGTGCTGGTCTCGGCGAGGTGCGTGACTCGCAAGGCCGCCTCATCGAGCAGGCCCTGCACTTCCACGACGGCCGCGCCACCTTCTGCACGTGGGCGGCCTCCCCAGGCGAGGACGGCGCGCCTCGTCTTGACGTCATGTCACTCGCCCGCCAGACAGGACACAGGAGCGTCAAGATGCTCATGCGCTACTACCGCCCGGATGTGTCGACCTTCGCCGATCGACTCAAATAAAAGAGGGGGAGCCTCCTTGTGGAAGCTCCCCTTTCTTTGTTCACATTTGAGAGGACCGTCGTCGGTCGATCCAGTGAAATACCTCGCCTGCGTACCACCTCTTCTCGCGAGATCCAAGGTAGATCGGTGCCGGGAAGGACTTGTCCGCGATCATCGTCCTGAAGACCGAGCCGTCGGGCGGAAAGCCCGTGAGCGCTGCGATGTCTCGCGTCGAGAGCAGGCCCTTGGGGGCGGCGGCGCGGGCGATCAGGCCTGCGGCACGCTCGACGATGTCCTTCTGCATGACGTCTGTCAGTGGAAGCGTCGTCATCGGTTTTCTCCTATCTCAGGAAACTGGCATGCGACCCGCTTTCGGATGTCCCCTTTCATCTCGACTGGCATTTCTCGTCCTCCTTGATCTTCGATAGCAAGAACGTCTTGAGCACAAGTGCAGCATCGTCTTGCGAAACCTTGCTCACGTCATCCGTCACTTTTTTGAAAAGAGGAGTGCCAGAGCCGTCAACGATGATGCACGTCCGAATTTTCTTATTCGTTGTGAAGCTATCATTCGTTGTGAAGTGGACTCCATAACGCTTGCCGTTGACGTAGAACTCATAACCCCAGATGTTCTGAGTGCCATCGATCTCGCAGTTGAGGCGCTGCATTTGCGACCTCGACCACTCTGTTTGAGCTTTCATGAAGGTCTTTGCGTCCTCGCCGAACGGCACGTCTATGTAGCGCTTGCCGTTGCCGTCCTGCTCTTCCGCATTTCGGTCGAGCAGTTCGCCCAAATGCAAGACGCCCGCATCGCTTGCGGTGTCAAGCTTGATGCAGGCGTACAGTTGGCGACCGAGTTTTTCGTCTTTGAGTCGAGGAAGCTCTTCAACAGACGGGGGGAGCCTTACTGTCCAAAAAGGTCTCTCCGTTTTTCTTTGCAAGCAGGAAGGCCTTCAGCAAGCCTTCCGCCGCCTTCTCGCTCGTCTCCGAATCCTCGTCAAGCACTCGCGCAAAGAGCAGATTGCCTCGGCCGTACAAAAAATCGCCCTCAAAAATGAGGGCTTTTTTGAACGCGGCGTTGAGTTCAAAAACGACGTAGTAGCGCACGCCCGGCAGCATCGCAAACATGTAACTGATGCAGTGCTCGTGGCCTTTGATGTTGCACTTCAGTTCCGAGATTTGACTGGTCGAGTAGGCGTTGATTGCGCTCTTGATCTTTTCCGCGTCGTCCTTCGCCTGCTGCAGCACCTTGAGAAAGAGGTTGTAGGCGCACGGGTCTAGGAAGTCGACCGCACCGAAATCGGTTTCGCAAAGGACGCTTACAACGTCGCCTTCTCGTCGAACTGCTATGCGTTCGGACATGTCGAATTCGCATGCCTCAATGTCGTCATCGTACTCTTTGAACCACGGCAATCCGGTCATTGTGGCAATGATGCCTTGTGCCTCAGTGCCGATTTCCACTGTCACGCTCATTTTGTGCTCTCCCAATTGCGAATAGCGTTCATCAGTCTGTGCGCAGACGACTTGATGCGTATCGTTGTATCTGCATTTGCTTGCCTCTGAACGGCTTTAAGAAAGTGGATGTAAGTTTCGGTGGCCTCTGCCACAGCCGCCGCATCATCATCGAATGCGTGTTCATCCGTTGCTCTCATAAGGCGGTCAAGGTTATCGACAGACTGATCTTTGTACGCCCATCGAAGTTCGCGCCGCAGGTCATTGATGAGTATGGCTTTGTTCACGGCCATTACTTCTCTCCTTCCTTTTCGAGTTTTTGCAGATATACCTTCGCAAGCGCAACCAGTTCTTTCGGTAGCTGTTGTACTACTTCTGAGTTGGCAATCATCGGGATGACGTACATTGCCGCCAACGTCGTTCGACTGGGCGCAAGAATCGAAACGAACGCGCAGATTGCGGAGACAATCAGCAGCTTTTTCGTTCCCTGCGCAACCTCTCGAATCTTTGGCATGTAGCCGTCTGTGGCGATAACAGTCGCAAATATGAGAAACGCGGAATAGATCATCAGCACGACAGCGATGATCTTCGCGAGTTCGCCGACGGCTCCGACCACCTCAATCAGGTAGATCGTCCAAGGGGTTATTTCCATTTTCTCCTCGCTTTCTCCTCGTCGAGACGGCGCAGCAGACCTTTCGCAAGGCTTAGGATTAAGTCGGCGTCGGTCCACTGGGCGTCGGGATCGCGCTCATACATCCCGCTTTCGGCCAGTTCTTTGATGCGCTTGAATTTGTCTTGCAGGGTTTCGTTCATTGGTCTGCAACCTCAATAGCAGTAAGGATTAAAGTCACTATGACTGCCGTAAAAATAACGCAAATAGCAATTTTTGCGTATACGTTCTCTACGCAATCATCGATTAACGACAACGCAAAAGCCACGCAAGCAACCGATACGAAAAACGCCATCATTTTCACGACGAAAATAAAGTTTTTCGTCAAAATCTCCGAAAACGACTTCTTTGGGTAGTGAAAGCAACGTATCGGCTCATAATGCGGTACTTTAGTCGGTTTCGGCGGTGGCGGTGGAGGGCCTTTTTTGATTGTCATTCTTTGCCCTCCTTTTCCAGTCGGATGCGTATCGAGCGATAGTCCTTCAGCATTCCGACGCAATAGGACAGCCTTTGAATGGCTTCGTCGATCTCCTCCATGGTCGGAGGGGTTCGACCCTTACAACCCTTTCGACACGACGTGGCGCATACCTCGATGGCTTCCACCGCGAAGAGCGCACGGCGTCGATGCGCTTTTTCGTTCTTCATTCCTCGTCCTCCCACAGGGCGTATCTAGCGGTCACATCCTTATGCCCAAAGGCGTTTAGCCGGCCGTCCCAAAAAATCGGCAGCCGGTGGAACGAGCCGAACGGGATGAAGTCATGCCCGTCGAAAACCGCAAACCCCTGAAAAAGCGTCTTGCCGTAGTACGGTTCCGGTGTGCCAGTGTTTTGATCCTTTTCTTTGACTTCGAGCCTGAGCGGCAAGCCGCGCGGCGGCGTCGTGTCCGGGAAGTATTTCCATTGCGTCATGCTTCGTCATCCTCATCCCACGGGCGGAAGCGTTTTACAGGAAACGCAAACTCATAGTTTTCAAACGACTCTCCACTTGGGTATCGCCATTTTCCGTTTTCAAAAACAAGACATGTTTTCATTTGGTTGCATTCAACCCGCATCAAGACTCCCTCCGGCGGTTCAACTTCTGGGAAAGCGTTCCATCCGTGCGGGTCGTACTCGCGCACTTCTTCGAGCATGTCGGACGTTATCTCTAGCGAGAGCTGGGGTTGAACACCGAACCATATGGTTGTTGGCTTTCCTCTTTTGAGGGCGGACGCAACGGCGGCTGAGCAAACTTCGAGAGCATCCGACAAGTCGCCTTTGCTGATCTCGTCGAGCTTTTTCTGAAGCCCACGGTCTTTGAGTCTGTATTTCATTCGATCTCCTTGAGTTCCTGTGCCGCCTCGAGCGCGCCGTTGAGCGCGGCCAGGATGGCCAGCGCCTGCGACGGGCTGAGGTTGTCGATGTAGAAGGTTCGAGCCCAGTTGTGCCACCAGACGACAAAGCTGACATTCCCGTTGGACAACGGCTTGAACGCGCAGGTGACATTGGAGCAGACGGCTAGCTTGCCCTTCTTGAGTTCGAGCTTTTTGTCGTGGAGAGCTTTGGTCGGCGTCATCGTCCGGTACTCCCATATCCGCCCGCGCCGCGCTCAGTCTCACTCAGCTCGTCAGCCCACTCAAACTCGGTATCCACGAGCTTCTCGATCTTGACCTGCGCGATGCGGTCGCCCTTGTGGATCTGATAGTGCGGCTCGCCGAAGATGATGTGTCGGGCGAGGACGAAGACTTCGCCGCGGTAGTCGCTGTCCACAATGAGTGGCGTCAGGACAAGGCCTTTCAGGGCGGACGAGGATCGGCTGTAGACCACCATGCAGTACCCCGCGGGGACCTCGAAGGCGAGGCCGGTACGAACCTTCGCAGGCATTCCGTTCTTGAGTGCCGTGTCCTCAATGGCATACAGGTCGAAGCCTGCCGCGCCAGCTGTGCCGCGCGTGGGAATGCGGGCGGCGGGGTTGAGCTTCTTGATGCGTACTTTCATTACGCCTCCTCGTCCGCCCTTGCGCGGATTTTGAGAATTCCGTAGAGGACGGACAGGCTGCATTCGAGTGCGTTAGATGTTTCGATGGTGTCGCGGATGTAGGACATGGCTCTTGCGTATTCGCCCTGTTCGATGTGCTTTCTGGCCTTCTCGAGTTCAGTCATCGGATAGCCGTCCTCGAAGACAGAGGCCGCATCTCCCATGAAGGCGGCGATGTCGCGGTCAATGGACGCGACGAGTTCTTCTTTGGTCATTTTTTCTCCTAGTTAGTGCCTGAGTTGTTCATATGTCAACAGCTAAGGGCTACTTAGTTGTTGCGTTACTCGGCGGGCGTGTCATCGTCGACTCTTTCGATGCAATCTAACGGGACGGCGTAATCCCCTTTGTCGGGGATGCGAAAGATGTAGTACCCGCTTGCCACGCCAGACCCGTTGAACGCTAACGCAAGTCGGTACATTGACTCCTGTTCGATTGCGGTCATTTGTTCTTCGGTCAGTTCTGCGGCTCGCATGAAATCTTCGCGATCCTTCGGCTTAAATCTGATGGCCATCGTCACCTCCTTAGAGAATCGCACCGGGCGCACGGTCCAGCACCTGCTCCGCCTTGATTTCGAGGCTGTACGCGTCAATGATCTTTGCGTGAAACCTCCAACCGGGGAAGCGCAATTCATGCCCCGTCTCGTTGAAACGGCGTACAGCCTTCGAGAGCGAGTACGCCGTGACGCCAAATTGAAGGTCTGTGTTTTCGATCTTGAATTCACGTGCGCCCGTCTGCATTTTTCGCCACAGGTGCCTGAAAAGCACCGTGGCAAGGGTTGGCTTTTTCATAGGGTGGTTTCTCCTTTTTAGGGTTCAGTCAATCCGTTTTGCTCTACCTGTTGGATGCGCCAGCCAATCCACCTCATCACGTTGACGCACATCGAATTTCCGCACGCCTTGTAGCGGGGCGCGTCAGGGCACTGCTCGGCGGGCTTGCCACGGTACGGGATTTTGGTGTAACCGTCCGGGAAGCCCATGAGTCTCTCGCACTCAACGGGCGTCAGGCGGCGCACGCGCATTCGATCCGTAACGCCGTGGACGCCCACGGTGTTGAGCGTGTACGAGATTTCTTCGTTGTAGCCCGCGCCGTTGCCGCCGTTCTGCGGTTGGCGTCCAATGGTGTTTTCGGCAAGCGAATAGGTCGGTTCAAGTACAACGGGGTTGTCTTGACCGGGCTTTCCGCCGTTAGTCATGAGTGGGCAGGAGATGCTGTTCAGACTGACGGTCCCGCGCTGATTCTCATGCACCATTGCAGGCTGTTCGGCGTGATTGGCGACTAGCGGCAAATCCGTCTGATTATCCATTTGCGCCGTCAATGTCGGGCAAACGTTCTGCGGTCGGACGATTCCATATGACAACGATGTGGCGTAAAGCTGTTCATCGGTGTTGGAAACAAGCGTTTCGCCGCCAGAACCAACCGTGCCGCCCGCGCTTCGCACAGGTCCTGCCGTTTGCGTCTGCGTGAATTGAGCAAAGCCACTTTCGGAAAAGCCTATTGCCTTCGGCAGGATGATCGGCACTTGATTGCCGCCTGTTCCCATTCGAGCCTGCAGCGTGGGCGAAAGCCCGTCCGCTATTGGGCGAACAACTTCATCGGCGTGCGTCATGTCGTATACGTAGTGCTTGCCGCCCATCGATTCCTGCGCACCTTGACAATGGCGAATCAAAGACTCGGCCGTCAGTGTCGGAGCAACATCGTTGAGCATTCGCGGGAAGTGTTCGGCGCAAACGTCGCCGCAGCCCCCATTGAATTCGTTGGTTGTCTTTACTGTTCCGAAGGCTTGGTTTTCGGGAGTGAACTTGCCGAATCCGCCATTTCGGAAAATGCTTTTCGTTGCGCGATCAAGGCGGCTTCCAAGAGAGGCGGTAGTGTCTTTCCCCTCGCTTCCGCGCGTCGCAGAATCCCCTCGCACGCCCTCGCGCTCAAAAAGTACTTCTGCGGGATAACGCCATCCATCAAGATGTCCGACAACAAATATGCGCCTGCGGCGTTGCGGAATCGCATTGGGGTAGCCGTCGATTCGCACGTGTTGAGCGTCCAGAATTCTCCAGGCGCACTTATACCCGAGCCGAGTAAGCGCAGACATGAACTCTCTAAAGTCTGCCCCCCCCCCTAGTCGACAAGACGCCGGGGACGTTTTCCCAAACAAACCACTTTGGATGCACTTCATCAAGAAGGCGTACATAGGCGAGCGCGAGTTTGCTTCGGGGATCTTCAAGTCCTTTTTGCTTGCCCGCGACGGAGAAGCCCTGACAGGGGCTTCCTCCAACAATAAGGTCAACTGTTCCACGGAATTGAGTTCCATCAATTTGAGTTACGTCCCCTAAGTTAGGGACATTGGGGTAACGATGCGCCAAAACGGCGGACGGGAAGGCGTCGAATTCGGCGAAGGCGACAGGCTCCCAGCCAAGGGGTGCCCATGCCAACGTCGCAGCTTCGACGCCAGAAAAAAGGCTTAGGTATTTCATGGCAAATTTGCGGCTAATGTGTGTGCCAGAGATAGAATTGGATCGGGCGGCGCAGCTTCTGCGAGGCGGTCCAGCCGTTCGCGATACGCCCGTTCGCCCCTTCGGATGTTTCCTGCTAGGTGGCTTGGATGTACTCGGTGCTTTTCGAGGTACTCGCTAGCAACATCCCATGACGGAGCGGCTAGCTTGTCCTCGAAACGCATCAGAACGTTGGCCAAAACCAATGCATCGACGGCGGCCGAAAAACGCTCCTTATCCTCATCGTCGAGCGAGAGCATCCATCGAACGCGCGCGGGCGTCATAGGACCGTGATCCCTGAGCAAGTGAACCACTTCAGGACCAAGCCGCCACTCGGGGTATCGGTTACTCATGAAAAACAAAAAAAGAGAGGCGGATTTGCACCCGTCTCATCTGAGAGAGTTAGAAATTTCCTTCCGCGCACTGCAGGCAAATCAACCCTTCGGCGCGGTACATATCCACGACTTGGCGGCGGTCCTCGATCGCCAGCACGGGATCCCAGCCGTTCGCGCGCAGACGTTCGATCGCCTCCCGCTTCACTGAGTAGTCCGGGCGATGATCGCCGTCGACGCGCATAGCGATAGGTCCCGTCGGAAGCCCCTGCCGTTTGAGCCATTCTTCCGTGTCTCTGCGCGTTGATTCAGGGCGTCCCGTCACGTAAGCGCACACGAAAAGGCGAGACTCAAAGAGAGCTTTCACAAGTCGAATCGTCGGGGCTATCGGAGCGTCATCGAGGCACGCGCCGTAAAACGACGCCCAGTCTTTCGGCTCCGACTGAATGTACTTATGTCGGTGAGTCGTATCGGCAAGCGTGCCGTCGATGTCGATGAGAATTACCTGCTGTGTCATGCGTTATCCCCTGCAGGCGATGGACGTTTCCTCGTGGACCGCTACGCCGGGCACGCGAACCGCGCCGCCCGTAGCGGAAATGAAGCGGTCAAGCGCGGCGGCCTTGACGGAAATCGTGGCGTGAAGCTCAGGATGATCTGCGACGTAGTGCAGGTAGGCGGCAAGATCCGTCACCTCGGCCTTGAGCTTTTTGCGGACCGTTGCGCCCTCGATCTTCTTCGGGGCGGCAACGACGGGCGTGGCGACGATGGACGCGGCGGCTTCCTGCAGGGCTTCACGTTCGCAAGCGTCCGTAGACTGCTGGGCGGCAATCTCCAACGCCTGACGTTGCTGGGCGGCGGCGGCCTCTGCGGCAAGACGGGCGGCCATGGCCTCCACCTCGATCCTGCGCTGGTAGTCCGCAATGCCCGCCTTATAAATGGCGACGGCTTGCGTGTACTTTTCAGTCACGGGATTGAAAAGGGCCATGACGGCTTTCTTCGCTTCATCCATGGGCTTAGTGATGGACTTGCGCAGAGCGTCGAGTTCTTTGAGCCGCTTGGCGCACGCGTTCATTTCGGCGGTGGCGGCGGCGCAGTCCGCTTCGGTAGCGATTGCGACGCCCATGAAATTCGCAGAGTTCACAGCGGCCTCACCTTCCGTGAGAAGATCCGCCTGATTCGGGACCTCATAGGCGACAGTGCGTGGCACCATTGCGACAATGTTAGGAGTAGTCATGATTGAGTTTCCAGTTGCGAAGAGTAATGAGTGCGTTGACGCACGCCCGGTCGGCGGCAGAGCCGAACTGAACGAGACGATAGGTGCCGTCCTTCCTGAGTTGCAGGGCGGCTAGCTTGATTTCGGCGGTTTCGGGGAATCCTGGGTGATGCGCGCGGTACAGGCCCTCGTAGGCGGCAAGTTGCACGCCTACATGGTCATGAATCGTTGATGTGGTTTTGATGTCCACAATCCACGTTTCGCCCTTCATCGTGCCCACGCGGTCAAGCGTTCCCGCGTAACGCTCGCACGCGAGGCGCAACTCGACGCCGTTCCATTCGGGCGCGCAGTCACGCAAAAACGCCTTGTAAGCGTCAAGGCTGGAGGCCCACGCGGGATCAATCGAATCCTCATCAAGGTCGCCCGCGTCAAGAAATTCGGTGCAGGCATGAACCGCCGTGCCGAATTCGGCCGCGCGGCGCAAAACTTCGGGGTCGACTTCGCTGTAGACAGATGCCGTAAGCGGGCGTAGCAGCTCGCTTACGGACGGCACGCGCACGCCTTCAGGGGTGGCGTACACGTGCTTAGTCTCATCGAAATCAACCTCGATCGGCTTACCCGTCAGGATGATTCCGGCCCTCATGTCAGGCCCCCTTGACGGCGGCCGCGAGGGCGTCACGACGGTCAAAGAAAGCGCGCGTCACTTCAGTGTCGGCGCGCAGAGAAGCGGGAAGGCTGTGCCACACGTCCTTGAGTTCGTCGTAGGAGCCTGCGGCCTCGATGCGGGACCGCCACTCAATGGACGGGACTTCAGGCGCGGGAGCCTCATCCTCGACGGGCGCGGCAGAGGCTTCGCCGCCGTCGGACTCGACGGCTTCGACGGGTTCAGGCTCAGGGGCGGGCGCGGCGATCGGTTCGATATCCTCCACATCTTCATGAACGATAGGCGCGGGTTCAGGCGCGGGCGCGGGCTTGGGCGCACTCTTGCGGCGCGGCATCTTGCGGGCGGGCGCGGCGGCTTCCTGTGCAGTCGCCGAAACGGCGGCCCCAGGGGTGGCGAGGGAGTCGGCCACGTCCTGCTGTTCTTCGGCGATGCCCATGCCCGAAAGCACGTCGGGGAAGGCGTCACGCAAGGCATACGCGCGGGCGCGCATCTGAAGCATTCGCTTCGGGTACTGTTTCCACGGACCCTGTTTGTTCCAAAGGAAGGCGACTTCCGCGTCACGCTGGGTGAACTGTCGGACGAAAGGCGAGGCGATGCCGCGACGCTTGACGGTGCAGATCGCGCACAGCTTGCCGTCCTGAGTTGCGATCACCTGCTCGTTGAAGTCCTCGACGAGTCCAGACGCCATCACGACTGCAAGCGCGCCGTCACCGTACATGGAAGGCTTGCCGTTTACAACGGCGATGTACTGCATACCCTGAAGGAAGGGGATGCCCAGATTGTGGGACCACATCATGCCGATCACGATGTTCGAGGGCTTGCCTCGAAAATCCTTGGGAAGGAGTTCGGACTTCGCGAGGAGGTCGGCCAGTGCGAAGGCCTCGTCTGCGCTCTTAGGCGCGGGAAGGAATTCAGTTTTTGCCATGATGAAAAAACTCAAATTTGTGGTTTGTGGATTGGGGGTGGTTGTGTGCTAGTGGGACCATGAGCCGCGCGCGAGGATGAGCAAAAGCGCGCCCAGTGCGGCCGCGATAGCAGCCGCCTTGAGCAGACGCGAAAAAGGCGCGCCGCCTTTCGACGGGCACGCCTTTCTGTCAAAGTCGAGCGGGAGCTGGTCGATGATCTTCAGTCCGTCACGCTCGCTCATGCCGCCTTCCTTTGCGTAGAAGCGCGGGCAATGCGTTCTTCCTCAAGGCGGGCTTCACGGGCTTCACGCGTGAGCGTTTCGTCGCAACGATTCAGACTCTCAAGCTCCTTTTCGCGGCGGTACACGATGTCCATTGCGTCCATCAGACTCTGAGCATCGTCGAAGTACTGAAAGAGATTGAGCCGCTTAAATTCCGAGAAGGGGACCCAGCAGTCCGGACACGCGGACGCTTCGGCGTCCGACATGAACGGGGAGCGGAAGGTGACTTCGACAGGATCGAAAATCACGTCATCTTCAATCCGCACGTCATTGGTCCCCCACCAGTCATCAGGAGGGGAATCGGGTCCATACAGTGCCATAGCGAACTCCTTATCAAGAGAGGAAGAAAACGCCCAGAGCGGCAGCGACGGCGATGCCGAGCAGCATCACGTCCGCGAGGCGGTTGTTCGCCTCATCGACGCGGGCATCGAGCGGTTCCGTGCCGATTTCGTCGGCGGACGAACCACGAAGAAAGCGGGGAAGGTGTTCAAACATCGTCATAGTCATGCCTCACACTGGGCGGGTTAAGTGATCGAAAAGGAAGTGAGGGAGCGCGGAGGTTACAGCGGAGTTCTTAGTGCAGACGCTCCGCACTTTGGGAACCGCGGGCCAATTTGCAAAACCGACGGTCCGGCGCATATCTGCGTCACGCCGTTTGCCCTCGAAGTCGTTACGGAAGTTCGTCCAGGACGCACTGGACGTTGCAGGCGACCTGCTCGTACCGTTCCGCAGCGTTACTGCGGATGACGGTCGGCTCAGTCTTCATGTAGAAAGCGAGCGCCGCAGCGTTCGCGATGCTCATGAGCGCGAACTCATGCACGTCGTTCTCGCCGCAGGTCTCGCGGCCGACCGACCGTAGGTAATGCGCAAGCCTGACGACGAAGTCACTTTTTGTCATCGTTGTTCTCCTAGTAGCCGTCCCGCGTGTCGCTCTTTGCGGGTGCCCGCGAGACGGTCTTGTGAAAGCCCATCCAAGCGTCCTCACCAGTCGATGACTCGGTATTCGTGGAAAAAAGAGGCAAGGGCGCTTGAATCGGCTTTCAATCGAGACGCGGTTGCGCATCGTCTGCGCTCTGGCCGCTCGGGGCTTTGCCCTCTGCTTCGTTTCAGCTGTTCTCGATCGAGCCTCCTGGGCGAGGCGTTTTGTCGCTCTTAGGTGAGACCCATCCCAACCGCACCTGTCCAATATCGGTCAGGCCGTCCGCGTACTTTTCATACGCGCCCTTAACGACTACTAGGTCGACGCTCCTTCCTGCGGCGGCTAATTTCTCTTCTCGCAGTGGCTGTTCTCGCCTAGTCCCCGACGTAGCTAAACGCCGAGAATTTTCATGTCCGCAGTGCGAAGGTTTAGTTCGCATTCCGTAAACCGCAATCTAGCACAGTTTGCAAATGAAGTAAACCGTGGGTTTACATCAAGATTGCAAACCGTTGAGCTAGATCAAAGGGAAGGCGTTAGGCTAGGGTTTACGCGCAGAGAGCGAAAAAAAAAGCCTAGGCGGGGGCCTAGGCTTGGGCGGTTCTATGAGGCGGGAGCGGTTTCGGTTGGGTTATGTGTGGGTTTTGTAGTTACATGGGCTTGATGCAGAAACCGACATGACAACGCCCGATGACCTTTAGCGTTGACGTGTCGGTGACGGCAATAGGCGAGTACAGCTTATTGTCGCTTACAAGGATTACCCCGACGGGCTGGCACTGAACCCGCTTGATGAAAATCCCGTTTTCGAACTGTATGGCATAGATGCCGTCGGAGGTAATCGTCGTATTGGTGGAGTCAACGAGAATCGCGTCGCCAGCGCGGATTGTCGGCTCCATGCTGTCCCCGGTGGCCGTCACTAGATGTAGGCCGCGCAAATTGGCACAGGGCGCGAACTTCCTGATGAATTCGAGGGTAACGCGCACCATTCTGATGAGTGCCGTCATGCTTTCGCACGCAGGGTAGGAGCCTCCGCCGCACGAGCCGCGAACGTCTAGGAGCGGGATGGAGATCGTTTCGTCATCAATGGCGATTGTCTGCCCTTGGGGCGCATTACCGTCGCCATAGATGACCCAGGCGGGCGTGGCCCCAGTGAACTCGCAAAGGGCTTCAAGCTGCTTTCCCTGAGGCACAGACTCGCCTCTCATCCACTTGTAAACAGAGACATTAGAGACGCCGATTTTTTCGGCAAAGGTCCGGACGGGCATATCGGCCGCCCTGACTAGGCTCTTGATGCGTTCTTGAACTGAAGTCATGGTTTATCTCCCGTGCGCAACTACCGCACTCCGTGAACCGTTAGTAGAGACAGTGTAAACAAAAACTTTACAGCCGCTAGTAAACCACCGGTTAGATTTGTGCTAATCTACGGGAAAAACGTATCCGAGAAGTTTACTCGGAGGGAAGAAGGACCCAATATGACAAACGTAGACATTGCCATTCAGAAAATCGGGTGCGACAAGTCAACCTTTGCGAAGCTCATCGGCGTTAGCCGCGTGACGCTTCACAAGTGGTGCAGGACGGGCGAGGTGAGCGACGCTCATCTTGAAGCGTTCTGCAGGATGACGCAGGTGGACCCGACGATGGTTAGCAGCAAGGCTAGCCGAATCCTCGCACTCTCCAAAAAGCGGGAACGCCGATAGGAGGTCTCATGATCTATTACCGCCACTTTGTGGGTGACTTTGCCATCTTGACTCAGGGGCTTGACCTTGAGTCCGTCGGCATCGCCTCCCGCCTGTTCGACCGCTACACAATCACCGAAAAACCCATAACAACCCAGTGGGTTTCTCTGGCTTTCCACGGGGAAACCGAAAAGAAGGCGTTGGCGATCCTAGATGCGCTGTTTGTTCGTTGCGGCGACGGCTGGGTTTACCCGCCGATTACTGAGCAAATCATTGATTACCACGCTACCGCAGAGAAAAACAGGCGAAACGGCAGTAAAGGGGGCCGCCCCAAGAAAGCCACGGCTAACCCAACGGAAACCCAAACAAAACCCACCGCTTCTACGGGGGAAACCCAAACCGAAGCAAAAAAAACCCTAGTCACTAGTCAAGAGTCATTAGTCACTAGTAATAAAGAAATAAACAAAGAAAGTGCGCCCGCTAAGCGGACCACGCGCAAAACCCCCGAAAAACCCGACGACGTGAGCGATCAGGTGTGGACCGAGTGGTTAGCCCTCCGCAAGGCGAAGCGGGCACAGGTAACGCCCTTCATCCTCGACCGCATCCGCAAACAAGCCGAACGGGTTCCCGCCAAGTACGGCTTCACGTTCGAGGACGCCCTGTTGATGATGATCGACGCGCAATGGACGGGCTTTGAGGCGGAATGGGTCGTCAATCGCCTTAGCCGCACGGGCGGCAGAGCTACCGCCGCGCCGCAGGGCTTCACGCGCGAACTCTCCGCCGAAGAACGCGCCCGCAATCCGGGCTTCGGGATTACGCAAGAGGACATCGACGAAGCCCTGACGCCCCTGACCCCCGAAGAAATAGCCGCACTCTCGCCGCATCAGGACGATGTTCCGCCGTTCGATGAGGCCTTGACGTTGCATTGACTGAGAAACCGACATGACCGCAATGACAAACCACACTTTCAAGACCTTGACCGCCGAATCCCCTGAAGGGACGGTGATCTTCGCTGGACAGAAGTACCAGACCCGCACCGTGACTTACGACTGCCCGAAACACGGGACGCGCTACATCGTACAGTTTTGCCGCCACGACGGGACGTGGCCGCGTGTTACGTGCGACCTCTGTTTCGAGGCCGGCCGCCCGCCGATTCAACTGCTCATGAAATCGGATCCGTACAAGGCCGCCTACGCCAAGCTTGTGAGCCTGGGCGTGCTTGACGTTCAGAACCCCATGCCGTCCGCCACCTTTGACGGCTACAAAGTCAACGTGCGCGGACAGGCGAAGGCCGTTGACGCCTGCCGCCGCTTCGCGGAAGGACTGCCCGAACGACTGCGCACGGGACGTAACGCGGGCTTAGGGCTTTACCTGCATGGGGGATACGGCACGGGGAAAACGCACCTCGCTTCCGCCATTCTCGGCCGTTGCAAAGACTTAGGCGTGCCCGGTGCTTACGTGTCCGCCGTTGACTTCTTTGACGTGGTTAACGGGCGTGACTCGGGCGTGCCCGTGCCTGCAATCATGGGCGCACTCTCCGCTGTCGCCGTTCTCGTGATCGACGAACTGGGCGTGCAGTCGTGGACCGACGCCGAAAGGAAACGCCTCCAGCAAATCCTCGACAAGCGTTGGGACAGGCAACTGCCTACCGTGATCTGCACGAACATGAACGAAGAGGAATTGGGGAAGTGCTGCGGCGGGCGCGTCGCTTCGCGAGTGAGCCAGCGCAGTTACACCGTGTCTTTCCCCTGGGCGGACTATCGCCGCGCACACAACGTGTCCGATATGGCACCGGAGGACCTGTTTTGATCGAAGAAAAGATGAGGTTTTTCCTAGTCGGAATCGGCTTCGGGGCGACCGCCTTCTACCTGTTTTGGGCGGCCCTCAGGGAGTACAGGTCCGCTAAGGAAGTACGGGACCTGCAGAGGGAAGTGAACATCCTGCGCATGAAGGTAGACAAACTGCAGGCGACCGTTTTCCGCCTTCTTTCGTCGAGGGTGGACCGATGAGAAAGCACTGGGCGGCAGAAGGCGCTCGTATGGAGGATGAAAAATGAACGATGAATTGCGCGCCGTCCTTTGCGCCCTGTGCGGCGTTGGCGGATTCGTAGCTGCTTACGGCATTTACAAGCCGCTTCCCGCGCGGACGCTCATGGACTACGCCAACCGAATGAGTAAACGGGCTAAGGACTTCGAGAGGGCGACGGAAGAAAGGACCGCGCGCCTTTCCGAAAGGCTTGACGCGATGGAATGCCGCGTCGAAATGCTCGAAAAGGAAAATCAACGCCTCGATGTGCGTGTCCGGAGGCTTGAACAGGAAATCGACGAGCTGCGGCGGGAGCTGTGAACCCGATAACCCTCAGGAAGGGCATGGAGGCGCATAGACGCGCCCGGCGAACCTTCCGTGACTGTTCTTATATCCGAGGCTGTGAAACGCGTTCTAGCGCGTTCTATGGCGGCCTGACGTTTTAAGGAGCTTTTAGTGAGCGACGATTCGATTGTTTTGTGCGTCTATTTCATCGTTTTGGGCGTAGTGGTGATAGTCGGAATGGGGGGCATATCCTGCGTCTCAAAGGAGGAGAAAGCCATAGATGACGCAGTGGAAAAAATCTCCGAAGCGATTGAAAAACTCGAATCGAAGTTGCGCGCCCAGGACCTCGAAATCGAAAGACTGAAAAAGGCGCGGAGGGGGCGAGAATGACCGACGAAGCTTGTGCCGAAATCCGTCATGAGAGCGTTGGCCGTCAAGGCTATCCGCGCGTCACGCTCCTTCAGTCCCATTCTGGCGAGTGGTGGAGGATCGAAACGCGGCGCGGGCGCAAGCTCGATGTCCCGCCCGGGGAGCGCGCTCCAACCTACGTCACTCAGGCGTCACGCGGGATTTTCTCGGGCGTGGCCGTGGCGTGGCGTTTCCCTGAAGTTCGCCGAGACAGTCTGCGCATTGATGCTGCCCGTCAAGTTCATGACGCGTGGGTAGCGAAGATTCAAGCTACCGGAGGCATCCAGTGAAGCCCGTCCGATGTCTTGACTGCGACTATCTCGCAGGATCTGAGCGCACGCCTCAATGGCTTTTCGTCACGGGGCGCGGCTACTGCGATCATGAGGAAAGACGGGGTGGACCATGGAACGTCCTGCAGGAAATCGAAAATCCCTCGCGTATGTGCGCCCGCTTCAAGCCCGCCGCGCCCGAACGGATCGAGCAGCGAGAACGCGCCCTCAAGATCCTCCGCGAACGACTCGGGGAGCGTTATCAGGAAACCGTGCGCGCCCTGCCTGCAAGCCGAAAGGGAGAATTAGAACCATGAGTTTCAACATTTTCGACGGGAGTAAGTGATGCCGTCATACTTTGGCGAAGCGTTTGTTTTGTCTGTTCTCGTCGTGATTTTCTTCGGTTTCCTGTCTCAGTATCTTGACCGACACGACGCGGGCTATCTCGCTTTTATCGCGCGGATTTTCATGCTTGTCGTGCCCATGTGCGCCCTGCTCTGGGGCGTGTGGATGTATCTCAAGGAAATCATTTGATGAGACGGAAACTTACTAAGACCTTGTTCCTTTTCGGTTGGTGGGCGATGACGATGATTTCTCTGCCCTTCGCAACCGTGTACTACATGGCCGCGTCGGCCCTGCGGCTGACGCTCAATGCGGCGCGGGAACTTATCAGTATTTGGAGCGGACATTGAGCGATAGCGATACGACGTACATCATCATCACTTCGGTTTACTTAGTCGCTTTTGTTCTGCTCATTCTTTGGAAGGAGGATCAGAAATTGGCCGAAAAAATCCTGTGCGCAATCCTTGCTGCCGCCGCCCTCTGGGCAATGTGGTTTTTCTTCATGGGAGGTGCCCGGTTTGCCTGATGCGCTTGCCTTTCGCGTGGACATCGAACCCGTCGGAAAAGCCCGCCCGCGCGTATGCATGAGGGGCGGGCACGCACGGGCATACACGCCCGCCAAGACCGCAGACTATGAGCGCACAATCGCCCAGGCCGCAAAGATAGCGATGCTGGCAGCAGGCTTTAGCCTTGTCGAAAAGCCCGCTGCTGTCCGCGTCACCATCCGCGCGGCCTTTTCCGTCCCGCAATCATGGACGAAAAAGAAACGCGCCGCCGCGCTCTCAGGTGCATACCCGCACATCACCAAGCCTGATGCCGATAACCTTGGCAAGGCGATTCTTGATGCGCTAAATGGCATAATCTACGCCGACGATTCACAGGTAACCGATTGTCACGTCATCAAAGGGTACGCAGATACCCCCGGCGTGGACATTCTCATAAGCACGGCAGGATAGGAAAGGCTCCGAAAAGGAGGTAATTACACGTGCGCACCAGCGAGCAAAATCGACACGAAAACGCCGAACTTGTCAAGACAATCGGGACCCGCCTCAAGGAAGCGCGGGAACTCAACAACATGAGTCAGCAGGAAGCGGCCAGATTATTCGGCTATCGCAATTCCTCCAAACTCTCGAAAATGGAAAGGGCCGTTAACTCCAAAACGGTCCCGCTTGTCGTAATCGCAAAGGCAGCGCGCATCTATCAGGTTTCCATCGACTACCTTTTCGGCTTATCCGCAGACTGGGACACGGGCGCACGCATGACCCAGGAGCGTGAAACTAGCGCGTGGCTCCTTCAGGAATGGGAAAGCGCACGCGAACGGGACATGCAGGTCATCCGCCGTTGCAACGACCGGATGCAGACTATCGACGGCGCAGTCGAAACCTGTATCGGCGAAGTGTTTGAAGTTGACACGGCCCTGACCAAATTCAGGGAGCTAAACGAATCCTTTGAGGAAATGCGAGGCGGCGCAACTTTGCTGCGCAACGTCGAGCGGTGCGTCATGGCCGCCCGTGAAAGCCGCGCCAAGCTCAAACGTTTTCACATGGAATGCAAGCATATCCGCCGTGACAGTCGACAGGGCGAACTTTTCGAGGATGACGGGAGGGATGAATGAGCGGTATTGACTGGGCGAAAATCCGCAAGCTGTGGGAGCAGGACCCCCGCGACGGCGCGGCCTGGCTCGTGAAAGAGTACAACCTGCCGATGACGCGCCAAGCCGTTCAAAACAAGATCCGTTCTCAGAAGTGGACCAAGACCGTTTCTCCCGTTTCTGTTTCTCATCGTAGAGAAACGGAGAAACAGAGAAACGAGAAACAGAAACGTCCTAAAACCGTTGCGAGACAAAAAACGGAAGGGGTGGAAACCGCCCTCGCTGCGCCGCCAGAATTTGACCAAAAAGGCGGCTTGTCCGAAAAGGAGCGGGTTCTCGTTTCGGAGTACCTGAAGGACTTCAACGCCTCCCGCGCCTTTCGGGCGGCGGGATTTGCGAAGGGACACATTGCCCGCACCTTTCAACGCCCCGCCGTCCAATCGGCTATCCGCACAGCCGTCGAAAAGCGTTGTTTTGCGTTAGGCGTGGACGCGGACGCCATGGTGAAACTGTTGGTGGACATCGTTGCGTGCGACGTGGGGGAACTTATGCCGATCAGGCACATTCCGTGCCCGTATTGTTGGTCCGAAGACGGTGCGCCGCAGATGACCATGGAACGCTACGAAAAGGAAAAGGCGCAGCACAATCGCTTGCGCCTGAAAATGCTGGGCGGCCCCGACGGCGAAGATATCGGCGAATTCCCGCCCGCCACCGCCTTCACGTTCGTGGACCCTAACGTCGCCCCTAACGCCGATTGCACCGTTTGTCACGGCGAAGGACAGGTTTACACGCCGCCGCCCGACACAAGCACTTTGTCACCGGGGGCGCGTCAACTTTATGGCGGCTATGTCTTGACTAAGGACGGTCCGCAAGTCATCGTCCGCGCGAAGGAAAAGGCAACCGAAATGCTAGCCAAGGCACTCGGACTGTTTGCAGAGAAAGAGGAAGAAAAGACCGTCGAGGCCGTCTCGACCGAACAGCTATTGCGCATTTACAACGAAAAAATGCGCCTCGCGCGCGAACGTCAGGCGATTGTGGATCGTGAACGCGGCTTAGATGACGCCGTAGTAGACGCCGTTGTGATTGAGAAGGACGGCGAGTAATGGCAGTTCGAGGCAAGAAACAAGGGAACATCTTTGATGATCCCCGTTATCAGGATTTTGTGGACCGCTACCACGCGGACCCGCTTAAATTCGCCATTGAGTGTACTGGCTTTATCCCCTCTGGGGACCAGATAGACCTATTTCAGGCCATGCGCTGCGAGAATGCACGCGTTTCAGTGGTATCTGGCACGGGCACGGGCAAGACCGCCGCCTTTGCGCGAGTGGCGTTATGGCACCTGCTGTGCCATCCCGTCGCAATCTATGAGGGAAAAATCGAAATCGGATCCAACACGTACATCGGCGCGCCTGTGGTGCAACAGGTTGCTAATGGCGTATGGAAGGAAATGCAGGATACCCGCCTGCAGATAGCCAACGGGCCGCACGCATGGATCAATGACTACTACGAAATCACGAAAACCATGGTTTACGTCAAGGGCTATGAGTCTCAGTGGTTTATCAATCAATTGGCGTTACAGCCCGGGCAGGCGACGAGTATTGCGGGTAAGCACCGCTATATGCAGCTCATCATCGTCGACGAGGCTTCAGGCGTTTCCGACAAGCATTTTGACGTTATCAACGGTACTCAGACTCAGGGGGCCAACAGAACGCTCCTAGCGTCCCAGGGCACAAGGTGCGCGGGCTTTTTCTACGACACTCATCACACGCTCGCCAAGAAAAACGGCGGTATCTGGGAGGCTCTGCGCTTTTCGTCGGAGCGGTCCCCGTTCGTTACCGCCGACTGGCTACACGCGCGCGAATTGGAGGCTGGCGGGCGGAATTCCGTGGAGTACCAAATCCGCGTGTTGGGGCTTTTCGCCCAGTCAACGTCTAACGTCCTGATGACGCGTGTGGACATCGAGCGCGTATTCGAGGACCGTCAGATTATCGGCGACGATGAGCCTTTCGGCTATGTCGTACTGTGCGACGTTGCCCTAGGCGAATACCGCGACGAGTCTGTGATTTGGATTGCCAAGGTTATCGGCTCCGAAGATCAGGGACCCTACGCCCGACGCGTTGAGTTCATAGCCCTGCCGCTCAATTCCAATGACAAGGAAGCGATTGATTTGGCGGGCGAACTGAAGGAGCAGACGGGCCGCTACTCGAATTCCTCGCTCTATGTGGACAATGGCGGCATTGGCGCAATGGTGAACCAGATGATCGAGCGTGACGGCGGACAGGTGAACAAAATCAACTGGGGGCAGCCGTGCTTTAAAAACTCCTACCGGGGACGCTTTTACAACCTCCGCGCGTGCGCAATGGTGCGCTTCCGTGACGCCGTTCGACAAGGCCGCGTAGTGATCCGCATGAAACTCGATAAGCGGACCAAAGAAAAGATCATCGACCAAGCTACCCGCCTGCCGTACCACTTCTCCGACACGGGCGCACTGCGATACGTCATCGAGACGAAAGAGAATATGCGTAAGGAGGGGATTAAATCCCCCGACATTATTGAATGCATGAGCTTCGCCTTTCTTGAGAACTGTTCGTACATGGCCGCAGACACGGCGGCAAAGACGGGCGACACTCAGGCGTCTAAGCTAATGCACGTGGCCGACAGCCTTTTCTCGGACATCGAGGGGCTTTAGCTGTGCTAATATGGGCGTCAAGCTAAGATGTGTGCTTAGCCCCTTGAAAAGACCGAACGGGTGGACGTTGGCGCGTTCGCCCGTTTTTTTGATACCGCAAAAGTCCTGCGGATTTTCGGAAAGGTGCTACCCTAGTTGTGTATGAGCCTTTCCACGCTTGCTCATAACCCTGTGCAAACACAGCTCTGTCCCTTTTGAGGCCGCCTCACATCACGGCCTCATTTTTTTGCCCGCAGATACCGCAAAAGCCCTGCGGGATTTTTTCTTTGAGTTAAGATCTTCCTTGTCATAGGGTTATCCGCTAGACAAGTGATCGACGAGCTACGGAGGGGCGGCAACGCCTCTCCAGTAGTTTCAACGCGTGGGGGCGCGTGATCGCTCGAAAAGTGTTGTTTCCTGTGCGCCGTCAATAACCCCTGCCTAAAGGCAGAGGCTTGTAAAAGCCTTGATTGACTAGCCTCAGCAAACCTCCTTCGGGAGGCGAGCTACGTTGGTTGGGAATGTACAGGCACCGTGGAATGTTCATCCTAGTTCCACGCTCTGCGGTCTGTGGTTAAAAGCTCTGAGAGGTAGGAGTGGTGCTGCAGGCAAGAAACCACTTCCAACATTGGCGAAGGATGCTAACCGGCCTTCGGGCCGAGAAGGCGGAACCTGCGGGTATCCGCCAAACCCCATTGTTAACTTGACAACGAAAGGAGTAAGCCGCGATTCCTCACCCGACTGAAGTCGGATGTTCCCTCGCGGCAAATCTATGGCCAGTAATCATGGTACGTATGAGTAATCCATACGGGTGGTATAGAGTGCGATTGGGAAGGGAGAGGCCTTTGGGCTTCTCCCTTTTTTTGTCTGTTCGCGGCGGAAAAACGGCGGGAGCCGCTGCCTTTCGCGGCTTGATAATCAGTGGACATTCACCATAGACGCCCAGGCTAATCATGGAAACGAAAATCATCAGTTACAACCTCAAGGATCGCGGCCGCCGCTATCGTGGCAAGGACCGAAATTTCGACATTGCCGCCATCGTCAAGGCAATCAATTCCCCTGCCTGTCAGGAGCGTGTTCGCAAGCGCGATATGTTGGGGTACTACGGCCATTGGCCGCGGCAGAAGTTCGGCATTTACCCGGCAGAAGGCGGCATCGAGGGCGGCAAGCCCGCTGTTGTGGAGCCTGCACTCGTTACGACGCTCCTTCGCGCCTATCCTGACGGCACGATTGAACATAAGGCGGAATTCCTTGACACCGACTCGGGCAAGATTGCCTCCCGTCTCTTTATGAACCGCGTGGGCGGCTTTTCGTCCGCCATTGACGCGGCCGCGCCCGCCTTCTACGGCTTCGACTATGTTTTGGAGCCGAACTACTCCACTAATCGCGGTTGGACTCTCGACGGCGTGAACTGCGACGGCATGACGCTTGACGATGTTGAAGCCGCCATTAAAGGCGAACAGTTGCGCGGCGTTATGGAGCTTGTCAAGCGTTACGAGACTGCCCTCGACGTTGCTAATGAAAGCATCGAAAAACTCACGGCGGAAAATGAACAGCTCCTTTCTGCTGCCGCTACCGGGCGCGACGTTGCGGAGGCCCTTGATTCCGTGAGTTTCGGCACCGTGAGTGCAGGCCGCACCGCCGCAGATCGAATGCGCTCCGACGCCGCGTATTTCCGCAGTTTCAACGGCGTGCGTTTGCCTGAGTTCGAGAAGCCCGAAGAAGAAAAGCCGACGGACGTGGACCTTCGCGCCGCGCACCCCGTTTTCGACCGCCTTTTGGGACGTTAATCGCTGGGAGGGCGCAAGATGTTTCAAGAACTCAAGGTAGGTTTCGGGCATTACATGGGCCGCTTTTTCGATCAGTTGGTCCCCACGACTAAGCCTATGGCCGAGTACTGCCGCCGTCCTTTCAAATACGCCGTGATGCTTGCGCCCGCCCGCATGATTGACATGGCCGAGGACCTGCTGGCTAAGTATCTGCGCACCGACATTCAAAAGGACTTCGGCTCCAACACGCGCCCGCACAACTTACCCGTGATCCTTGTCGCCTTCGCGCGAGACGTGACGCCAACCGGGCGCGACTACGGCAGGCAGATAGCCAACGCGGACTATATGAGCTTCCCCGATGATGAAAAGGGGCGCGTTTTCAAGGTGCGCACTGTCGCCTCTGATGTGCGTGTGCAGTGCGCAATCTTCGCTTCTGATGAGCCTACCGCCCGCAGTATCGCGGCGCAGTTTCTCCTATTCGTCGACGCCGTGGAAAACCGCCGTTTTTGGGTTGATTACGAGTACGCGGGATTCCGCGTGCGCTACCCCGCGCAGCTCGAAACGACTGAAGCCCTCGCACCTCTCACGCCTACCGAAGCGAACAATCTGACCGTGCTGGCAGTCGACTTGACGCTCAAGTGTACGATTCCGCTCATCAGTGGTCCGAGGGAAGGGGAGCCACATGACGGCAAGGGCATCCCAGGCGACGAGTATGACCCTGCAGGCTACCCGATTGTCGAACAGATGACCATTGCGGGCCATTCGACGGGCTATGAAAACGCTGTAGGCGAGGCTCCCGACAGGGATGACGTGGAATGATAAAAGTTCAGGCTTCAATCTCAGGCTACGGCGGACAGCCTGCAACGGTTTTCAGTGCCTATGACGAAACGTCGGGCATTCTCGCCGTTTCGGTTGAATCGGGCTACAGGCAGGACCGCGTGGGCGACTGCATGGTGATCGCCAATTCTTCCGCCGTATCGTGCGACAAGCTTTTTTCGGAAAAGGAATTGCCTGATGCGATTGACGCCTACTTTGCGATGCGCAACGGCGTTTCGACCGACGGCCTCTCTACGCGCCTTTCGTTTGGCGATAGAGCCGTAAGAACGAATCCGGATTCGGCCATTGAGTTCGACACTATGAACGAGTCCGGCAAGAAATTCCGCGTGAACGCCAACATCACTAACGCCCAGCTGGCCGTGCTGGCGACGTGCCTTTACGCCGTTCGCGCGGGCGAGATTCAAGACACCGTAGTGATGACTGAGACGATGCTAGACATCTTGCGCGGGAATTCCGTACTCATGACGATTTGAGGGCTTTTAGGATGATTGACACCGATACGCGCGCCGCCGCCGCTTTCTTTCGGGAAGTCCGCAAGTTTGCGCTTTCCGCGAAGCTATGGGATCGAAACGCCATTTTCTACGCGACTAAACCTGATGAAGCATATGACCTTTCTCTTGTCTCTCGACGTGTGTACGGGCGCAGGGATGAATATCTGTGCGTAATGGCGGCGGCGGGCATCGACTCTTTCGATCAGGCATTGCCGCAGAAAGTGATTGTGCTACCCAGTGAACGCGAACTCATCCGCATCAAGCGCAAGACGGGGTTCGAGTCTCAGGCAGATTTGCGCGAGAACTACGCGCCTCTGTGGTTGGATGCGTAAGCTATGGCAATCAAAGTCACCATTCCGCCGCGCCCCAGGACTCCGAAAACGCCGAAAACCCCGAAGGCTCCCAAGGCTTCATGGATCGGCACTATCAAGGGGCATGACAAGGAATTAGCCGTCCGCCTTAAAGCGGACTTGGATAGCCGTGAACGCGCCGCTAAGGGCGTGAATTCCACGATTCTCACCCGTAAGGAAGTACAGGGCGAGACACTGGCAGGGCGCAATCTGCGCACCACGCTGGGCGGGACGATGCGCCCGCTTACGGCGGCGGATCTCGCCGCCTTCCGGGCAAATATCGGAACCGCTATTGCCGCCGTCCAGTCCGTGGGCGGCATCACGGCGCAACAGGTCCTCAATCTCGCCAAGGGCAGGCCGCTCAATTACAACGGCATAGACGGTATCCGCACAAGCGTTCATTCCGACGTGGACAAGGCGCGCAGGCAGATCACGTCTGCCATTTTGGTTTCCGCCGTGGGCGGAGATTTGCGCTTCATTACGCCCAGCGGCGGCGAATCACGCGCTACGCGCCATATCGTGCTAGTGCGCTTGCACGAATGGCGAAACGCCCTCGCTGCCGTCGCGCAGGCGACGGACAAAAACGAGTCAATCTACCGCACTGCGGCCGACGCTATGCGCAAGGGCAAACTGTCCTTTGAGTGCGACTGTGAACGCCACAGGTACTACTTCCGCTATCTCGCAACAATCGGCGGGTTCAATGCCGGGCGCGCCGAAACGGGTTACCCGAAAATCCGTAATCCGCACCTGAAAGGTGTGGCGTGCAAGCACGTGATCCGCGTGATGACTGAGCTACTGCATTCACCCGCCGTACTGCGCTTTCTCATCAAGCACCTGAAGGCCTATGATGGCGAAAATCTGCGCGATGACCATACGACACAGATGCTCCAGCGAGATGCGAACAAAATCCGCGAAAAGAAGGGGCGCGACATTCGCAACAGCGAACAGCAGGCAAAGGCCGATGCGCGTGCCCTTCGAGCGAAGGAAAAGCGACAGAGGCAGCGAGAGGAGGAGCGAAAATGGTCCGAGTCTCACAGTGGAATCTCGCTCAAGCGTCGGTCCCGCGCCGCAGAAAACATTGGCCGCCAAGAGACGAAAAAGCCCGCAAAGACGGCGGGAGCGTCCCGCGCCGTTGGAGCAAATTCCTCCCAGAATGCTCTAAAAAATCCGAAGGTCCAACTGCTCATCAAGCAATACGGCTTGACGGCGGAGCAGGCTGCCGCCCTCTTTGCCGCCGCTGGCGAATAAAGGAAACTCATCATGCTGTGGAATGTCCCGAACCAACTCAATCGCTTGACGCGAAACGTGGTGCGCAATCACCCCAATACCTTTAACTGCGAAATCTTCCGCAAGCACACGCTCCGAGAGGCGGACGGCGAAGCGGCTGGCAAGCCTACTTTTGGCGGCATGGGCGTCATTGACTCCGGCGACGAGGAAGATTACGACTACGAATACATGGGGAACGGCTACGCACTGCCCGCCGAAACCTTCCAGCCCGCGCCCATGGTGGACGCTCTAGATGCGAATATCGGCGCGAGTGGTGAATTCCGTTTCCTGATCGAGTTGGAGGCGCAGGCGTCCGACGATGACTACTTTGACCTGAAAAATCATGATGTGGTTTATCTTCTCTTGGGCGAACATCCCGACTGCGCAAAACTGGCCTATGAAATCGTGACGATGGAAACCGTCTCAAACATTCCCCCCTTCGCGGTGCGCTATGTCTGCCACCGCCGTGATGAGCTTGACATTGCCGCCCGCCGCAAGGTTAAAAGTTAAACGCTCAAAATAGGAAAAAACCGCGATTTCCTTCTTTCCGTGAGTTTGAAAATGGGCTGTATCGGCGTAGTGCCGAAAAGTCTCCAATTTTTTCATGGAAAGAAGGAAAAATGACTGAATACTTCAAGCGCAGCACCGCCGAAGTCCAGAAGTTCGTTAAGGGCCTCTCCGAAGCCGCCTCCGACAACGAACAGCACGTTTTCGACTCCGCCGCTGGTGCAGAATTTGTCGAAACCAACATCAAGGCCAATGCGGGCGTTGCCGTCCCCGACACGATTGCAGCTGTTTTCGATGAAGCCAAGGACGATGCCGAGCGCAACCTCCTGACGCGCGCCATTCTCGACGGCTGCAAGGCCTACGAAACGGCACACGGCATGGCTGCTCCGGCTGACGTGATCGAGCAGGCCTTCCACTCCGCCTATGCCACGACGAATCTTGCCCACAGCAAGTACCACTTCGACTCCGCAGATTCGAACCACTCTGACAATGGTTCTCTGCAGCCGAACCGCGCCGTCGTGGCCATTCTCTCTACGCTCACGGAAGCCATTCCGTTCGCACACTACCTGCCTGCCGACATCGGCTCCAATGAGGCCAAGCTCGCCATTCTGTCCCATCAGGCGGGCACGCTGCATGGTGCCTATGCTGTTGGTGGTTCGCTCGACGGCGTGAACTCTGGCAATCCCTACCTCACGTCCGCCCGCGTCCATACGTCGAATCCCGACGACTCCGGCAATGTGACGGGCAAGCTTACCCGCATCCAGACGGACTTTGACCACTGCAACCAGAGCGGCGAAGCAATCAAGATCATGCGCGGCCGCACTATTGTCTACGTCAACGGCCGTCCCGCCGCTTATGACGTTGGCTCCGGTTCCACCGCCGAATCTCCGATCTCCGGCAGCATCGACGTTGGCGGCAAGGCTTACTCCATCACGGGTACGATCAACGTCACGACTGGCGAATATTCACTGCTCTGTAAGGATGGTGACGGCGGTTTCCTCGCTAAGGAAGTCCCGGTTACCGTTGAGGGCTTCATTGACTACGAACAGGACGCCTCCATCACGCCGTCCGTTATCGCTGAGGTCGAGACGTTCAAGCTCTATGCCAACCCGTGGCGCGCCTACACGCGCCAGAGCATTGACGCCCGCACGCAGATGACTAACGAACTCGGTCTTGATCCGTACTCCGAGTCCGTCCTCGCCATCAATTCTCAGTTCGCCAACGAACGCCACTATCAGGCGATTGCTAAGGGCCTGCGACTCGCTCAGAACAACGTTGGCGCGTTCGACTTCGGCGAAGCCCGCAAGCATCAGGACAACGCCCGCTCCGAAGTGTGGCGCGATATGGCCCCGCGTCTTGGTGAACTCGACCAGAAGATGGCCGAAGCTACGATGTCCCACGGCATTTCCCACCTCTACGTGGGTAAGAAGATTGCCGCTGAACTCATGGGGCTCTCTGCTTTTGAGCCGTCCGGCATCTCCGCTCGCCCGGGCATTTATCGCCTCGGTCGTCTGTTCAAGAAGTACGACGTTTACTACACGCCGAAGCTGCTCAACGAAACGGAATCGTCCGCTCAGATTCTCTGTATCGGCCGCGCTCCCGACGTTGCCCGCAATCCGATCGTGCTCGGCGAAGCTGTTGCCCCGTCCGTCATGCCGCTCGGCCTCAACGCCGACCTCCGTCAGGGTGCAGGCTTCTACGCCCGCAACTTCACGTGTGTCAATCCGCATGACCCGAGCGCTCATGGTTTCGCTCTCCTGAACGTCACCAACCTCAACGCTGCTTAACGATCAAGGGGGAACGCAAGGAATGGTTAAGACCTTCAACCTTTGCGCTCCCTCTCTGTCTCAAGAGGGGAGCGCATTCAAGCCGATCAGCGAGTTCTTCGCGAATGCAGAGTTTCCGATCCGTCTGACGGTGCGGAATCGTTGCCCGTTCGCGCTCATCATCCCGTCCGCAGGCATCGAACTGGCTCATGTTTCATCGGACGAGTCCGTCGGGACGTTTGAAATCAAGTGCCACGACCAGTTGATGGGGCTTGTGTCGTCAGTCGAGCAGATTGCTGAGCTCAATCGCATCGTTCACGGCGCGACGATTTGCTATGCCGTGGCCGACGAGATCGAGGAGCCCGCAGCACCTGCCGCAGAGGCTGAAGCTGATGCGCCCGAGGCCGCCGAAACGGTTGAATCCACCGAGGAGGAGCCCGCCGAAGCCGCCGAAACGGTCGAAGCAGTTGCGCCTCGTCGTCGCGGTCGTCCCTCTCGAAAGACCGCTAACGCTTAGGAGAAAAAATGACTGTAGCTTTTGTTCGTCAGCTCGGTTCGGAACCGGGCGTCCAGCTCAACCCGCTGCGCGACGCCTCCGAAGTCCCGTCGACTGACAATGCCGATCAAGTTTTCGGCATCATGATGCGCGCCACGCGAGGCCGCATCGATAAGCCCTTCAAGGTGAATTCGGGCAATGTGTACACGAAGCTCGGTTCGGGCGAACCCATTCGCAAGAATGCACTCAACGAGGCATGGGTGCACGTCGTGGAAGCACTGAACAACGGCGCTTATGAGTGCGTCGTGCAGCGTCTCGTCAAGACCGCCGAAGCCAAGATCAAGTGGGCCGTCATCAAGGCTACCGAAGATGAGCCGCCCAAGTACACGTTCGAAGTCTCCGACGAGGAGCCGTCGGACTTTTTCATTGCCGTGAAGCACCTCGAATGCTTCAACGACGGCATTAAGCTCTCTTTCCATGCCGAAGGCACGAAGGCCGATGGCCAAGATGCCGATCAGGATGTCATCACTCTGAAGGTGCAGGATAAGAACGGCACTGATCTCTACGTTTTCGAGGGCTCCCTCAATGAGGATGCCGTCGACGACTACGGCAACTCCAAGTACCTGCCCGACCTCGCCACGTCCCTGACCGATGCGGTTGAAATCCGCGTTGGCGTCAAGGGTGAGGCCGCCGTTGTGAAGCCCGGAAGTGCCGCCTATGACTGGTCGGACGATGGCGCTCAGAAGTGGGCGACCTCCGACGTGCTCGTGTGCTTTACCGAAGGTGCGACGAGCTACGAAAGCTCGGACTTTGTGACCGCCCGCAAAAAGCTCCAGAACTGCCCGTATGACTTTGCTTATCTGTCGTCCGGCGGTTCTCAGGATGTGGGGCTTCTCGCTCAGCTCGCGCAGCTTGCCTATGAGACGAATCGTCAGCTCCGCTTCGACGTTGCTGGCAAGCTCACGCCCGAAGCTGCCGTGAAGTTTGTCGAACAGCTCAATTTCGGCGCGAACAAGTGCGCTCATCTTTTGCACGCGTATTGGTCCCCGCTTACCTCCGAGGACCCGACGGGCGTCAACCCGAAGGGCTATTTCGGCGTTGCTACGCTCAATATCGCCCTCGCTTGCGCGCGTAATGCCGAAGTGAACGCCAAGGGCTTCGCTCCGAAGAACTATCCTATTGCTGGACGCGAACATCAGATTGCCCGCACGGGCATCGTGCAGCAGTACTTCGCCGATTCCAAGGAAAAGAACCAGCTTGCCAAGGCGAAGATTAACCCCTGCGGCTATGAGTCCTACACGGGCGGCGGCCGCTATGTCTTTACTGACTCGCTTACCTGTGCTTCGGTGGACAATTCGCTTCGCAAGCTCATTGCCGTGGCCGATATGTCGACCTCTGTTGATGATGCAGTCACGCGCGCCGCAAAGGACTATCTCCAGCTGCCGATGTCTGTCGCCGTCGACAAGATGAAGACTTACCTTAGCAAGTACTTTGCCGATGCACAGACGAGCGGCTGGCTTGTGCCGTCCAATGACAGCATGATGAACGGTCAGGCCTATGTCTTTGTCGTCAAGCCGTCCGAGGCTCGTCCCTACGACACGATGGTTGTGGACTACTGGGTCCGCTACGACGGCACTGTCCGACAGATTCACGTCACGCAGACGCTTACCAAGTAAAGGAAATACGGAAAATGTTTGATCTTTCTGACTACCTCCGCTCCGCACCGTCCAAGCGCGTCACGCTTGACGGTTGTGGCAAGGATTGCGGCGAAGAATCCAACGCCCTGACGCTCGATGCGGCGGATTCCATGTCCGCCCATGCGGCTACGGATATCGCCCTTCGTGCGGCCGCTTCGCTCCAGCAGTGGGCCGAAACCGATGATCTTGAGGACGGCGAAACCTTCGCCGATCGCTTGTACGCTATGTTCGTCGGTATCGCCGACAGCAATAAGGACGGCGAAATCACTGACGATGAGTCCGATGTGATTATGGCTGCCCTCAATGCGGGCTATGACTATCTCACGGCCAAGGGCGTGTCCGAGTCCGACGCCTCTGCGCTTCTCAACGACTGGGACGAAGATGTCGCCGACCGCGTGCGCGATCTGCTCGCCGATCATCTTCCTGACGGCGAAGATGCCGAAGGCGAAGACCTCGACAATTTCGTTTTCTCTGCCGAAGAAAATGAACCCGTGCTTGACGCGGTTTATAAGAAGACCTTCGCCATCCGCAAGGGTAAGAAGGTGCGCATTAACAAGCGTATCTCCGGCACGGTCCATCTTTCCGCCAAGCAGAAGGTTGCTATTCGCAAGGCTCGCATGAAGTCTCACAGCGCGTCCGCAATGATGCGACGCATGAAGTCCATGCGCATCCGTCGCCGTATGCTCTAAACCCCGTCAATTGAGGCGGAATCGGGCGGCATGGTTCTACGCTATGCCGCCCGTTTTCGATTGAAAAATGGCCATTGATCCGAACGTTCTTAGCTCAAAATGGGACGGGCTTAATCCCCTCCTAATCGCGTCTTTCTTCCCCGTCCAAAAGGTATCGCCCGAAAGCGTGCGCTACGAAAAAGTCCCCGACTCTGCGGTAGTGCAGGCTCCGCTTTCCGATACGAGTCTGCAGGTTGATGTGTCTTGGGACAGTCAATTTGAGGGCGCAAACGCCGAAACAAAGGCTCCGACACTTATGGCCCTGCTCCAGAACGGCGGCATTCAACAAACGTCGGATAACGTGCTGGGCAATGGCGGCGTGAATCAGGCCCTGACGAAATTCCTCACCCGGTTCGAGGGGCGCACGGGCGTTACTAAGCTCAATTCCACGCAGACATTCCACCGAATGGAGCCTTTCAAAATCACCACGACGGCGCACTTCCGCGCGTGGGAAAACGGCGCGACGGAAGTTGATTCGCCCGTTGCGCAGTTGTTCGCCTGGGCGCTTCCCCAAGCCCTTTCTGAAGACGGCTCTATCGTCGGCCGCTTCGCAGACACTGCGCACGGACAGGGCGATTCCGTCGAACTGCTCATGCCGTCCTTATGCCCTCAAGTGGTTGGCATGACGTACAAGGGGCGTACCTATCTGCCGCTTGTGATTGAAAGCATTGAATACAATTTAGACTCGCCTATCAATGCGCGCGGCTCATTCGTGCAGATGGCCGTTCAGATGACGCTCTGCAGTCTTGCGGGCATTGACAAGGATGATTGGGCAAACACTTACAAGACGGTGATTTGATGATTTACTTTCCCGAACTGCGCACGCGGCGGCTCACGATTCGCTTGCGTGAAATCTCAATCCTCGACGCCGTGACGATTGCCGCCATGCCCACAGGCATGGAGCAGGCCGAAACGACGGCACTGCTAAGGGCCGCTGTTGAAAGCGTTTCTGACGGCTCCGATCCGCTTGAGTGGACCGTCGAGGAGCGCACTTTGGCGTTGTGTCACTACCTAGCAGCGACGAACGATGACGGTCCTGATTTCGCTGTGGGCGACTACCATTACACCGATTATGTGGACATGGAAAAGCAACTAGGCACGCTCAAGCCGATAGCCCTGGGCGAGATTGCAGGCGACAAGTGGACCATGTGTCCGCTCACGGGGCGTCACGCCGAAGCGATTGAACGCCTCGAAGGGGAATTGCAGGGGACCAACGGCGCGCCGATTCCCGCGCTTCTCCACTGGCACACGGGCGCAATGGCGTGCCAACTCTTGCGAGAGGGCGAAGATCAACCGCTTGACGCCGGGCAAGTGTTTGACGAATGGCTTTTAGAGCGCATGAAAACCTTCCTCGCACTGCCGGAGTCGGACTACTCTGCACTGCTCCTTAAGCGCACGGAAGGCGCGGCGAAGCTGGCGCACCTGTTCTACCCCGTATTCAGTAAGAAGGGCATTGTTTTCAACCCAGTGGAGGGGGCGGGTGATGACATCCCGCCCGCCCGATTTCCGCCTAGCACCTGTCTCACGCAGATCCCGCTCGCAATGGCGTGACAATCTCCTTAACCTCGCGGCGGATATGGCTCTCTACGGCGGCACTGCCTACCCTGAGGCCATGAAATTAGCCCCGTCGACTGTGGCGGACTTCTTTAACTCAAAGTCTTTTCAGGATTGGCGCAAGGGCGAGGAATCCCGCCTGAAGGTGCAGGCGGCCATTGTCGACCGTCTGAATGAAGTGATTCGAGGTACGGGCATCGTTGCGCGCACCGTGGCCAAAAGGCGGTTCTAAAAGGAAAAGGGCGAAGGGCGAAGGGCGGGCTAAACCCTAGACTACCCATTACGTTCAACGCCTTTTTTCTCAAAGGATTGCAAAAAATGGCTATCAACTCCGGCTCTTATCTCAAGGGCTTTTACGACAAAACCGCCGCTCAGGGCGCGAAGGTTGTAAGCTCCGACTTCACCCTTCAGATCGAAGGCTACGATGATCTCTACCTGCTCTGCAAGCAGGCCCCGTGGCCCGAACTTTCTCCGCAGGGCGAAATCGAAATCTCCACGCCCCTCGGAGGCATGGCCTACCAGCCGCAGCAGGTCAAGGTTGCGCAGCAGGGTCAGGTTTCCTTCTATGATACCGTTGCGGGCACGATGGATCAGGCTCTTGTGGACCTCATTGCCAACGGCGGTACGTTCAACGCCAAGATCTACGAGGGCACGCCCGACGCCTATCTCCGAGTCAAGACGATTCGCGATTGCTTCATGCAGATCGACGCGCCCGACCGCGACTGGGAAAACCGCTCCCAGCCTTTGATGTTCTCCGGCACGATGTTCTTCCACTACTTCGGTGAGTGTGAAGAAGGCACGGGCAGCTACGGCGAATAACCGCGCAAGGGAGCTAGGATCATGCCCACTATCGCCGATTTGGCCGCCGAATACGCGCAGGAAGACCGCCCCACGGGCATCATCATTGATGACGCTCAGGTAGTGCGACAGCTCATTGCCGCCGCCCGCCTCTATGCGGCTTATGGCGCGCTCCAGCACGGTACGGACCCCGTTCCGACGTTCGACGACATTACGGAAGACACTGAACTTTCGCTAGGCGAGTGGGGCATGATCCGCCCGCTTTTCGTGCTATACGTCGAGAGGGAAACCGCCGTGCAGTTGGAGGCTTCCCGCGCCCTGGGCGTCGAGGTTTTCGGGCGCACCGTCTCCGAAATCGACGGCGAAATCACTCAGTACGAGTCCATGCTGCCTGAAAAGGCTTTCTGCCACCCCGTCATCACGGTTTAACGGATGATTCTCTACCTTGACAATGGCGATCAACTGCGCGGCGACGTGCTGTGTTCTGCCGTGCTACGCTCCGATCTCGCACCGATTCCCTGCACACTCGAAGCGGAAGTGCGCCTTACCGACGAGATCGAGGCCGCCCGCCTTGTCGAGGGCAAGACACTCAAGACGGCGGCGGACGATTCCTTTACCATCGTCAAGGCCCAGCGCATCACTGGGCGCGCAACGCAAGGGGACCGCGTGCAGGAAGGCGTGCGCATCACGGCACTGCTAACCTCGTGTCTGCCGATTGCCTACGTCAGGGACCGCGCAATCATCAAGGAAGGCGCGGGCCTCGCTGCCATCTACCGAAGCGCGGGCGCAACAATCAAGGGCATTGACGGTGACTTTCCCGTACCTCGCTTTTACTGCCCGATCGGTGAAACGCCCTCCTACCATATCGCCCGCATTCTTCAGGAAGAAGGCGGCGCGGTTCGATGGAAAAACGGCCGCCTGAAGTTCTTCACGCTTTCCGACATGATACGGCAGAAAGTAAGCCGCACCTTCCGCGAAACAGGTGTAGAACGCGTGGAAACGGGCTTTTTGGAGCGTCATTCCGTCCCGTGGTTCTACTCGCTTAACGAGTCGGGCGGATTCGTCTACGGCAATCGCACGAAGGCCCGCAGGGCGCGCTACAGCCCCTTCAAAAATGCCCTTCGACTGCGAAACATGACGCACTGCCTAGTGCGCAAGATGATTGCAAAAGTCCCCTACGATCAGAGAATTTGCGCAGGGGATGTCGTTCAAACATCGTCGGGCGAACAGTACGCCGTCATTACCGCCGCCCACGTCTTTGACTCGGGTGCAATGTCGGGCGAAGGACAGGACGCCTACACGAAATTGTGGCTGGGCGTCGTAGAGGATTGATCTATGCAGAAAACAGACGGATGGAACGGCAGTAAAAAGCGCAAGGGACGGGACTGGTAATGAGCTACGGAACTATGCCGGGCAGATACCCTGCCATTGTCAAAACCTACGATCAGGCGCGGCGGACTTGCCGCATTGAGATACCCGGCATCACCGACGGCGGCGACGTTCTGCCCGAGGCCGAGATCGAATACCCCGTCGGAGACAAATCCAGAGACGGGACCTATACGACTGAACTTGAGATCTTGGCGGGCGATACGGTGTGGGTGGCCTTTATCGGCGGGGATCCCCGATACCCAATCATCACGGGCTACAGGAATCCGCAGGCGGGAAACTCCGCCGATTGGCGGCGTTACCACCATGCGAACTACGAACTGATAACCGACACGATGTGCCATTTTGAATCGGGCGAGACAATCAAGGTGGACGCGGGCACGCTCATCGAGGCCAGGGCGGGCAGTACCGTGAACGTCGAGGCAGGCAGCACGATTAGCATCAAGGCGGGATCCAGCATTACCCTAACCGTTGGAGGCTCGACGATTGTCATCAATGGCGGCTCAATCGCCCTGACGGCGGGCGCGATTGCCCTTAACGGCCCGATTACGGGCGGCGGCAGCGCAGGCGCGACGGCCACATTCAACGGTCCGGTTCATGCGAAGCAGGATGTCAAGTCCGACGGCGACGTTGTGGCGGGCGGTATTTCGCTTATGAACCACGTACACACTGAACAGGGCGATGGGGCGGAAACGAGCGGGCCGCATTAATTTAAAAGGATGAACATGAATGCGATTATTGATTTTTCAACGCTTGCGAGGCGGTACGTGTACGACGATGTACAAGGTGTCCGCACACTCCGAAGCAATCGGGCTGGCAGATCAATCGAAATAAGTGTGAAATTTAGGTTTCGTGCCACAAACAAGAGAATTCTTGACGCTCTATATGACAGATCGTTTGTGCAAGAGCATTTCGACGAAATCGACACGGCGGGTGACCGCTCCGAACTGCAGCGGATAATAAAGCGGGTACTAAAACAGGAGCGCCTCAATATTCCCGCGTCTGTTGTGTTGGAGTTGCCAAAGAAGGGAGTGATCAGGGTTGACATTGCGCTTGGCACGTTGACCGGACATTGCGCGAGAGCGACGGCGAGTTGGAGTATCTCTTTGGAAGAGGCGAAGCTGGTTGGCAAGCGGATAGTTGCCGCAGTATCTTGTTTGGATGAAATTTTAAAACTCGGAAGCCGCAGTGAGCCGTATAAACTGAAGGACGCTAAGAAGCCTGGGTACGGATATCGAGTGGTAAAGGAATTAAATGATCCTGACCTAGGGGCGTTTGAGGCGATGTTGACGATTGTTGAACATTCCCCGAAAACCCTGAACACTCATGAGCTAAATGTAACAGGCGGATTTGATTATGAAGATAAGTCTGAAAAGGTAAGGCTTGGAGAGTATGTCATGCACAGCGCGGAAGAGCTTGAATTTCGCGGCTTTTTGGAGAGGGGCTAGGAATGACAAACGCCGCGCATTACCAAGGCTATCTGCGGTAGTCCCTTGGCCGCTACGGCGTCCAACTCAAAGCCCGTGGCTAACTCGCCAGTTTCACAGCTTCCACGAGCACTGGTGCTAAGAGTTGTTTGTTTAGAACTAGTCTATCTCCCCTACCCGCTACTGTCAATGGCGTGACGGGAAAACAAGAGCAACCGTTGCGCTTCTTAGGCCCCAGAATGTACGTACTACGTTCTGGGGCTTTTATGCAAACCGATAAGAAAATTGATCTTGTGAGACAGCTTCTTCTCGCCTTCAGAGTGAGAAATAACGAGACAGGGATTCAGTGGGCGAAGGCGTTTAACCGCGAAGAGGGTTTGAGGCGGCAACTAGACCCCTCTGGCCAACTCTATGACAGAAATCGCGTGATGCGCGTCGGCACGCAGCGCAAATTGCAGGCATTACCGAACGCGGAAGGTTTGCCCGTTGAAAAGATTGAAGAGTTGGTGAGTGTTATTGCCCCGAACGCCGTAAGCAAGTTTGACGGCGTTTTGGAGGCAAACGTCCGTGGTGCTTACAAGGCACTGAAGCGCGTAACCGAACTCTACCCCGAAGTTAGCGTGTGGTTAAAACAATTCGGTAGCATTGGTGGACTCGGGACGGTTGAGCAGGCTCGAATTAATGAGTTGCTAGGGACTATGGATGACCACCCGGATGTAAAACGGTACAAGCAGCTAATGGAGAACTGGAAGGCGAACGAGAAAACAACGGCGGCAAATCGGTATCGAGGCTATGGTGCCTGGTGGGTGGCAAAATACTACAGTGTTGCAGGCCGCGCGCCAGTGAAAAAATGGCTTAGGGAGCATGGCTCAAGCGCAACTGCAACTGCCGAATTTTTCGATTTGGCAATTGATCTGTATGTCGAGACAAGGGTGCAGAAGCGGATAAAAGAAACCGCAAAGAAAGCGGCTGGCCTGCCTGTCCCGAAAGACGATAGTGGTATGTTAGCGTGCGCGTGGAATTATGGCAACGGCGTGTGGATAGGCAACAAACTAGGCAGCAGGGAAAACTTCGACGAGTCGATGATTGGCCAAGTGGCGAGAAACTGGCATCCTCCGTTTGATGAAGATTGCGGCGGGGCCATGTCTGTAATCGTGCATGAGTTCGGCCACGTATTGGACTTCATGACGGATGCGTCAGAAGACCCCGAAATACTCAAAATTTGGCGGAAGCGCTCTATCGACAAGGGAGTCGAGATTAGCAATTACGCAAAAGATAGTTGCTGCGAAATGATTGCGGAGGCGTTCGCCGAGTATCACACCTGTAAAAATCCGCGCCCGTTGGCTCGACGCATTGGTGAGCGCATGGCGCAGCTCTATACTGAGAAATATGGTGAGCCGATTCCTGAAGGAGGTTTCTAATGGATGATTTCGATGATGACGAAGAATTTGACGTTTATGCCAAATATGGACTCGGGTTTGAGTTATCTTGGCTAGCAGACACGCCTAGCCGTTGTTACTCTGAGACCTACAACAGGTTCATTGAAAACGGCTTCGTTGGAATTCTGACGAAAGAGGAGGCCGTCGAACGATACAGAATTCAGACGGGAAAAGATCCACAAACGGTTACGGAGTGGCCCGTCATTGATGCGATTGCCGAAGAACGTGCCCGCATGGCCAAGGAATTCGGTGTGCCTGAAGAGGTACTCAACAAGAGGTTCCCATACGAACCCGCTCTAAAGTACCAGTATTGATGACGCGCGTCACTCAGGCGCCAAGCCCCGAATCGCAGTCGGGGCTTTTTCTGGGTAATCGGATTTAATGGTTGATATGCCGTGGTGAGAATTATTTTTCACAACGGGCGGAATGGTTGACACGTGGCCACTTTTGGTGCATACTTTCCTCACCACATGAAAAAGATGTGGTCGGGATTGGCGTCCTGAATCTTAGGCGGTCAGCCGCCACTAGTTGTGTAGCGGCTTTTTTTGTTGGCTGATCGTAGGAGGTCGTAAAACGCGACCCCCTGAAAAAGGGAGTACCAAATCAGTACCCCCTTTGCAAGACTCCTTACGGGAAGGCTTGCAGGCTCCTTCGGGAGGCCGTTTCCTAAGAGCGGTACGCCAACCTGCAACGCCTGCCCACCCGATTGGCGTCGGGTTGCAGGGTTCTACATTGAATCTTAGGAGTCTGAAATGACAGCACCAGCGATTTTCTCGTTCGAGAATATTCAAGTCCGCGCACTCGGTACGTCCGAATTTCCCCTTTTCGTTGCCAACGACATTGCAAAAGCGCTCGGTTATCAAAACCTTGTTCGCACTGTCAATGACCGAGTCGACCCAGAAGACCTCTTCAAGTCCGAAATCGAAACGAACGGTGGCCGTCAGTTGGTCAACTGCGTCAACGAGTCTGGCCTCTACGCTCTGATCTTCGGCTCCAAGCTCGAATCTGCCAAGCGCTTCAAGCGTTGGGTTACGTCCGAAGTTCTTCCCGCCATCCGCAAGAACGGCCATTATGAAGTGTCCACGGCATCGAACACGCTTTCCAGTGAAGAGCAATACGAGATTCGCAAGGCTGTGAAATCCCGCGCAAAGAATAGCTCGATTCACTACCAAACGATCTACAACGCCCTGTACGACTACTTCAAGATCGCAAGCTACAAAGACTTGACCAAGGGGCAACTTCAGGCTGCACTCACGTTCATTCACACGTGCGAGCTCAAACCACAGTTGACCCAGCCAGAGATCCCTGAAGGTGCTTTGGTTCTAGAGGGGTTCGAGGCAGAGCGTATCGCCCATTTCGTGTATTACTGGCGCTACTTGTTTAGGCCTGACCTTGAGTTAATCCTGCGTCTTCTGCAAACAGTGAACTCGCCTAAAGCGGCACAGTTCTACGAAGCGGTGACAGAGCTTCACCTGCCCTTGTTAGAGATGACGTTGGAGAAGCATGGCTACTCCATCAAGGAGATGAGTTGCTATAAGCACCTTGTGACCCAGCGAAACTAAAGTGAACCAACCATGACCGAAAATCCTTTCCAGTTACCCGGATATCAGGTGATCGGCATGCAGGATACGGGGGTGGCATTCGATGTCCACCTCCAACCACCTTCTCCTGTTGCCTGTTCCTCCTGTGGCACCATCGGAGACTTCGTTAAGAACGGGACACGTGACATAAGAGTCATGGATTTACCCGTGCACGGGAAGCCCGTGACGTTGTGGATTGCACGACAGCGCTTCCAATGTAAGTCTTGTGGCTCGACATTCAGACCAGAGCTACCTGGGATTCATCCCGATGCCAAGATGACAGAACGACTTCATCAGTACATTGAGCGAGAAGCCTTTAATGGCACCCATAAGGCTCTAGCAGAGCGCGTAGGAGTTGACGAAAAGACAGTCCGCACTATCTTCTCTCAACGGCTCGTGGCGCTCAATCAAGACTACAAACCGGAGATGCCAACCATCATCGGTGTTGACGAATTGTTCCTGAATCGGAAGTACAGAGGGATCATCACAAACATCGGACAACAAACCATTGTCGATGTTTTGGAAAAACGAAACAAACCAACGATTGAAAAGTTCTTAAAGGATCACGACACTAAGAACATTGAGATCGCAAGCATGGATATGTGGGGACCCTATCGACAAGCGTTCCATGAAGTCCTTCCAGATGTCTTGATTGTCGTTGACAAATTTCACGTTACACGTATGGCAAACGATGCCCTTGAGAAGCTCCGTAAAGGGCTCCACAAGAGCCTCACATCCACGGAAAGGCGACAACTCAAAGGAGATCGAAAGATCTTGCTTAAACGCGAAAACACGCTCTCTGACACGGAAATATTGACCTCGACTGGTTGGCTCAATAACTTTCCTCAGCTACTCGATGCATACAAAACAAAGGAGCGCTTTTTTGATATATGGGATCTTGCAAACGATCCATATGAAGCTAAGCAAATGCTGGAAGCGTGGCGAAGTTCCATACCAGAGAAACAATTGGATATTTGGGCAGACTTGGTAAAAGCAAGCCGGAACTGGGAAGATGAAATCCTGAATTATTTTGCTACAGGGAAAGAAGTCACTAACGCTTTGACCGAGTCTCTGAATCGCAAAATACGCGATAAGAACCGCGATGGCCGGGGTTATTCGTTTGACGTGCTTAGAGGGAAAATCCTGTTTTCCACCCCTCACAAAACCAGGCGAGTCACTAACCGAAGTTCGCCGTTCAAATCCAACACAACAAAGTTCATGAAGAACTTCTCCTTCTTTGATTTGCTTCAACGCACAGAGCTTGAAGAGGACATCATCATTGACTATGGCGTTGATCTATCAACCATCTAAGCGAATATTTTGTGGTTGGTTTGAACCTCTCAAATCAACCACTTATTCCGAATACCCCTTTTTCTTTGCCCGCATAGAGGAAAACGGCGCGGGATCCGCGCACACCGGTGAACCACAATCGAATAGTAATTTTTTGTGGGTTTGCCGACATGGACAACAACAAACAGGAACACCTCCTATTCGACTTCGACGGGATGACGAAAAAAGATGGCGTCATCCGTGACATTCAGAAGGAATTTCGCCGCCTGGGTACGCCCGTGGCCTCCGTCGACATTCCTAACCAGATCAAGCGTTCTGCGGGCATTAGCTATCGTGAAGTCCACATGACTTTTGAGGATAGCCAGCAGGTTACCTTCCGCGTGAAGAAGCCGGGCGACATCTTCGAGGTCAAGCTCAACGGCAAGACCGTTGCCATTCGCAATCAGGATAACCAAAAAGCCTCGCTCGAAGAAATCTCTAAGTACCTCGACAAGGGCCGCACTGCCTTTCAGAGAAAGCTGGCGACGCAGAAGGTAAATCTGCCTCGCGTTAGCACCTCCAGCAAGCGCACGGAACAGGTGCAGGCGGAACAACTTTCCGCCATTCAGGAGCAGATAGCGGACCGTCGCAAGGCTCTCGAAGACCTCAGGACCAAGGATGACGCGCTCCGCGCTCAAATCGCAGACGTTCAAACGCAAATTGACGCGGCCAACGCGTCGTAAGAGGGTAGTGACTATGCACAAGATTTACTGGGATGCCACGGCGCAGCCGATTGGCGCAAGCGTCGCGGACGTGATCTATCACCTTCGCGCGGATGACGCCGACGATTTGCTCATGGACGCCGTGAGCGTTGATGATTTTGAACTCGACGCCCCCGAGGTGTATGACGCCCTTGACGTTGAGTATCGCATGCTTGAGCGTAAGATGAATGTCATGCGCCGCATCATGAACCGTGCAGACGCCGATCTCAAGGTGCGCGAAGATAACGGCCCCGACGACATGGGCGTGAATATTACTAAGCCCTTTAAGCGCAACGGCACGCAGAATATCGCCGTGATCTTCCAGCTTACCGACGGGCAGACTGTGACGATCGTCCTGCACAATCCCGACCTTGATCCGGCCAACATCAAGCCTGACGATCATCTTCTTTCTTGGAAGTGGATGATTAACAAGAAGGACGTGACGATTGTGGTTGCGCCCGAAAAGGGCAAGGACCTCAATGTGACCGAGGTGGCCCGCCGCATCATGCGCCTGGCCTCGAAGAATTCCGCCGCCTTTGCCCGCGCCAACGCCCGCCGCGCCGAACGCATTTCGAACATCGAAAGGCAGAAGGGCGAAATCTCCGACGCGGAAAAGGAACTCGCACAGATCGAAAGCGACATTAGCGCAGCTAAGGTCGAAAACGAAGAGCTTGTCGAGCAGCTTTCCAACAAGCAGAAGGAACTCAAGCAGGCTCAGGATGCCGCCGCCGAACGCGCAAAGAAGGCCGAAGAAGAGCGCAAGAAGGCCGAGGAGGAGGCCGCGCGCAAGGCAGAAGAGGAACGCCAAAAGGCGGAAGAAGAGGCCAAGCGCGCCGCCGAAGAAGAGGCAAAGCGCAAGGCTGAAGAAGAGCAAAAGAAGGCGCAGAAGCCTGCGGAATCTTGGGAAACCCGCCCGCTCGACACTTTCGAAGATGTCATCAAGTTCATTGATGAAGAAAACGGTTGGTGGAATCCCGCTAAGCCCGCTGCGCAGCGTTTGCTTGAAGCCGTCAAGCGTTTCGGGTACGCGTCCTTCAAGGGTGTCGACGGCGAAGGTAGCAACGCCGAATTCCGCCAACAGGATGACGGCCTGTGGAACAGAAGGCTCAACGGAAGTGACACGGGCGCGGAAAAGGGCTATTGGACCTCCGCGATGTACACACTGTCCAATGCGTTCAAAAACGGGTCCCTTACGTCAATTGATGCGCCTGCTAAGCCTGCCGCACCGGGTACGACGGTCAACGAAATGGAGGCCGAAGCTCAGGCTGTACAGAAGGAAGAGAGTGAGGTCGAAGCTCAGAATGCCGAAGAGTTGAGCGGACTGATTAAAAAGGTTGTGGCGGATCAAGCCGATATCCGTAATGCCTTTAAACGTCCAGATATGGATCGCCCCATTGATATTGTTTATGGAAACGAAAAGATGGGTATTAAACACCTTCTCCAAAGGCGTGAAGACGACGGAACTTTGTCGATTTTGACCGCCGAAGATGTGATCCAGATGGTGGCTAAGACAATTGCAGAGGGAACGCTAGAACCTGTGTTTACGTCTAAGGACGGTAACGGGAACCGAATGAAGATCTCGCTAGGGGAGTCTGAGGTAGTTCTCGTTAAGAACGACGGGGAAAACTCGTGGTTGCTGACGGGGTGGGTTCTGTCGAAAGAGACGTTGGCGAAGCTGAAAGAAATTGCACCAGATGAACGCAGATCAGCTTTCTTTAATTCTGCGCCTACGCACACAAGTTCTACCACTAGCCGAACAGGTGTGGGTGCTGGTGTCACTACCAATACTAACACTAGCTCGGGGAGCGGTCAACAGAACACCGACCCTCAGTGGGAAGCCGACAAGGCTTACTGCGAACGCGTCATTAATGGCGAACTCTCGCAGATGGGCGAAGTTTCCGCCGTGATCGATAAGATCATGGACATTTGGGACCGTGCCGACGCGTCCGGTATTGCCGAACGCAGTCAGTTAGTCGAACAGGCTTACAACCTGATTGAAAAAACCGCTCTTGAAGCGGGAAAGGCCGCGATTAAGTAACACGGGGGAAAGGCAATGTTTGAAATCTACGATGATGCAGGCCTTTCCCGCCGCGAACGCGCGAAGCTCGTGGCGGAACTTATGGCTAAGGCAAGCGAAGTTACGACGGAAATGAATCGACGCGCCCGCGCTACGCTCGTGAAGCGAATCCTGCAAATTGTCGAACTCTTGGGCGGCAAGTCTGCCGTGACGCCGCCCGCTCCGACTCCTACGCCGCAACAGGATGGCCAATGGGGGCGTGATAAGGCCGTGCTGGATCAAATGATCGAGCGCACCCATCCGAAGCTCGCAGACCCCGAATTAGGCGATACGGTGCTTGAGATTTACGATCGCTGGAAGGATGATGACGCAAAGATGTCTGTTGTTATCCGCGCCGTTGACGAATGGGCGAAGTACGCCGTTGAAATCACTTCCAATCTCGACAAGGTGAAAGCATGACCATTAGTTCCAAAATGAACGACGTTCTGCGCGTCAGAAGCGAACTTCTGACGATGGACGTTATCGGAAAGATCAAGGGCACGGCATTCATCTTGAATGCCTTGCCGGACATTCTCGGCGGCAACGGCGAGGCTGTAAAGGTTCGCGTCTCCACTGCCAACTACTTCACTGTGCGAGAAAAGGGATCCCGCAGCCGCGCGAAACTCAACGACGATGCGCGAAGCATCCTCGATCGCGTGCGCAATGGCGAACTCGCCGAAAACGCCCTTACCGACGATCAGAAACGCACCCTTGCGCAGTATTCGGGCTGTGGCGGCGGCCTTAAGCACGCCGACGGCACGATGGGCAGTGCCTACGAGTACTACACGCCGAAGCCCGTTGCGGAGGGCGTTTGGGACGCCCTCGCGGACTTGGGCTTCCGTGGTGGGAAGGTGCTTGATCCTTGCGCGGGCGCGGGCATTTTCGGCGCAACGTCTCCTACCAGTTGCGTCATCGATGCCGTTGAATTGTCCGAAGAATCTGCATTAGTCAATAAGCTCGTGAACGGCGGACCCGGCTACACGGTGAAGAACTCCCCGTTTGAAGCCGTGGCCGCTGCTACGCCTGATGAGATCTATGACGCCGTGGTGACCAACGTTCCGTTCGGCGAAGTCGCAGACCGTGGCGAAAACAACACCAAAGACCCGAAGTACCAGAATGAACCGCTTGAGTGCTACTTCATTCTTCGTTCGCTTGAAAAACTCCGCCCAGGCGGCATGGCGGCCTTCATTGTGCCGACCCGTTGCCTGGATGGGAAGGACGGAAAACAGCGCACGATGCGCCACAATGCCTCGCTTATGGCCGAGTTCATTGGCGCGTATCGACTGCCTACGGGCACGTTCGCCTCTGCCGACACGCAGACGGTGACGGACATCATGTTCTTCCGCAAGTACAGCCGCGACATGAAGGAAAAGATCGATTCCTTGATCGCGTTCAATCCTTCCGTTCTGTCGGAATCCAACGTCGTTTGGGATGAATTTATTTCGGGCAGGTACTACCTGACGCCTGAAGGCAAGCCGTATGTTTTCGGCACGTATGAGGCTGGCAACGGCGGCCGCTGGGATGCCGATAAGTACGTTTACACGGGCAACATCCTTGCGGACTTCAAGGATCTCATCAAGAGGCGTCGCCTGCCGAAGTCTCGCATCAACTGGGATCTTCTCGGGCAGACGGAAACTGAACCGATTGCGTACAACGACGGCGACCACATCACGCAGGGCGGCGTAACGCTCGAAATGCGAAATGGCGTATGGGTTCAGTTAGGCGAATCCGCCGCGCCGGAACATGATGTTGCGAAGCAAACAATGGCAAACCTCGCAAGCCCGTACAAGGCTTTCGAAAGCGGCGTTACTTATGAGCAGGCCCGAACGGCAATGGATGTGCTTATTGCGCAGTCTGCCTATGACCGAATTCCCGACTGGGCGCGAACCACTCACAACGCCATTCGCAACAGTCGAAAGATTGCAGAGGCGAAGCGCGAGGCGTTTTGGCACAAGGCCGTGATTGCCACGGCGGCGCAGCTTCTCGTGGAAGATCGCGGAGCCGAGGTTAACTACCTCGAAGAGTATCCCGAACTCTCTAAGGCGATGGCCGAAAACGAGATCAAGCAGGCGGATATCGGGAGCGTTCCGGGCGTCGTGAAGGCCGCCCTGCAGGTGTGCAGGGGGTATTACACGAAAAAGGCAGGCTACAGCGCACTTTGGCGCGGCGAGATTGGCGGAAACGCCGCTACTGCCGCAGTCGCGGACGACAGTGCCTTTACGCCTGAGATGAAGTACGAAGCCCTGCGCTATCGTAGCAAGTCGACCTGGAATGCTCTTGATGAAGTTAAGGCTATCTACGGCGCAGACTTTGACCCGCTGGCGTCGGATGATTGGTGTATCTCTGCCGACGGCAAGAGCGTAGCGAAGGCCGATGACGTTTTCTGCGGCAAGTACAAGGAAGCAATCAGGCGCATCGATGAAGACATTGCCAATGCGGCAAGCGACGAAATCAAATACAAGCTCATCCGCCAAAAGTCTGAGGCAGAACGTCGCGTCAATCGCCTTGATGTGAGTCGCACCCACTTCTCCCTGCATTCTCCGTTCGTTACCGTTGACGAAAAGATGGCGTTCCTTCGCCAAATGGTGACGGAGGACGTTGTTATCGCGGTTGATGATCGCGGCCGCCCGTACCCCGACATTCAGGTGCGTGCGATCCGTAGAGGCATTACTGACGATGAAAAGCTCCTCAATCGCTTTGGCGACTACATGAAGAACGGCGGCATCGGCCTGGGCGGCGCGAAGTTTAGCGGCTTGACGGAGGATCAGGCCCTTGCGAAGTTAGGGGAAATGATCCGAAAGGCGGAAGCTCAGTTTGACGCATGGGCGCGTGCTAATCCGACGATTCTCAGCCGCCTTGATGCGGCTGCAAATGATGAGGAGAACCTCCGCTTCCGTCCTGCTAGCGACGATTCTACGTTTGCCGTGCAGGGCATGAATCCCGCGCTTCACCTTCACAGTTATCAGTGCGACTTTGTGCGCAAGATGGGGCGCGAATTCGGCGGCATAAACGGCTTTGAGGTGGGTTTGGGCAAAACTTTTTCTGCGCTTGCAGCCGTCCAGCACGTGCAGAGCATTGGCGTTAAGAAGAAAACGATCTTTGTTGTGCCGAATTCCGTGCTTTCCAACTGGAAGAAGGAGGCGGATTTCGCCTATGCCTCTACCGATGACTGTCTGTTTGTTGGTTTGCGTGAAAAGCGCGGCGGCAAGATGCAGGCGGATTCCAAGTTCTACGCGGAAGACCTGCAGCGCATTCGCGAAAACAAGCATTCAAAGATTTTCATGACGCTTGAGGCGTTCCAGATGATTCGTCTCAGGGAGGAAACGCTTGAGACGTACCTCGACTACATGAGCCTCCATGATGAATCGTATGAAAGGTCCGAAAGCAACAAGGAAAACGAACGCACCAGCGGGGCTAAGAACAAGATTCTGACCTCCCTTACTTCCGGGCATAAGGCGGCCGCGCCGTATCTTGAAGATCTTGGCGTTGACTCTCTCGTGATTGACGAAGCCCATATGTACAAGAATTCCGCGCAGATTCGCACGTTCCGTGGCGCGAAATTCCTGTCTATCGCAAGCGCATCGTCTCGTGGCCTCGATGCTCAGGCTAAGGCGTGGTTCATTCGCGGCAAGAATACGTCTGAGGATGGCGTGCTTCTACTCACCGCCACCCCCATTACGAACAGCCCGCTTGAAATCTTCTCCATGCTATCCCTCGCCGTAGGCACCCAGCGCGTCAATGCGCTTATGGGCGGCACTCGCGGCGCAGACACCTTCATGGAAACGGTTTGCGAAAAGGATGAGGAAACGATTGAGGGCGTGGACGGCCGCGAACGCGTCGGACAGGTGTTCAAGGGCTTGAACAACCTCGCGATGCTTCGCCGCGCATTAGGCGACATTGCCACGATTTGCGACGCCAAGTCCGTTGGGCAGTCGGTTCATGTTCCCGACGGCTCACAGCAGTACCAGACCGTGCAGCTTGACCAGACGGCTATGGAGCGTTTGAACAAGTACAAGGATATTTGGCACGCGGCCTCGCGCGTTGCGGCTGCAGAGGAAGCCGGGCGAAATCCGAGTGTTGAAGACATGACGCTTCTCGACGAAAACGTGGATCGAACGGGTGAACCCATTGACGTTACAAAGTCCGTGTTCAATCTGATTTCCAAGATGACGAAGGAAATTATTGACACCGACCTTGTGGACCGCGTTACGACGTACACCTATCCCGAAGATCAGTACGAACTCGCGGAGCGCGCAAGGGATGAGTTTGAAGCACTCAAGATCACGGAAGAACGCTTCTACCTCCCGAAGATTGTCGAAAAGTCGGGCGACTACACGATCAAGGAAGTTCAAGATCAGGTTACGGGCAACAAGAACCACATCTATCTGCTAAATGTCCATGCACATAGCGCGGAGGGACGCGCGAATACCATTCAGATCGATTCCTGCGACCCTGATGTGCAGGATAAGTTTGAAAAAATCGCGGACAAGCTCGGCCTGACGGAACGGAACGTGAAGTACCGCTTGAGCTGTCTGCGGCAAAAGCTGCGTAAGCAGCTGGAAAGGGAGGGGATCAACGTATGAACGGAAAAGACCTATTCAGCGCGTTGAAATACGTCGATGACACGTATCT